TGTTTTAATTTAATTTAAATTAAACTGAGGCAGGCCCGCGATTATTTTTTTCGTCGTCGATGGCTGTTTTAATTTAATTTAAATTAAACTGAGGCAGGCCCGCGATTATTTTTTTCGTCGTCGATTAAATGAAAACCCACAAAATTTACGCATAGTTGGAATCGCGTATAGTGTGTATGTATCGTGTATTCCGCCATGGTGCGCCTCGAGGTGACCAAAGTGATTCAGACCCGTGGAGACGAATGGGCACTGGTCAAATTTCGTAACGCGGACACCCAGGGCACGTGCGCGGGTTTCTTTGGCTGCCCGTGCCACCAAATCGTCGCGGGACAAGTGTACACCGGCAACCTACAGCAGAAGCGCACGCACGACGGCACGTTGCGCACCCGGTTCAAAGGCAAACCGCATCAGCGTATCGTGCACCGGCTTCAGTTCGCGTTGCACTTGCAGAGCGTGCCGTGGAAAGTGCGCGCGGCCCTGACGTCGCATTTCAAACCCATCAAGAAATTGTTCGACGTGATTCGGCACAAACGCTGGTCGCAACTCAACTCTCTCCAGGGCGTGGGCAAGGCCACCGTGCAAAAAATCGCGGACGCGTACGAGTCCATCAAGTCGGTGCTGGAGCGCTCCAACACGCTGGAGAGCCAATTCCCGACCCTATCCAAGTACATGAGCGACGAACAGATTCAGGCGGCCATGAAGTGGATGGAGAAGCCGAACAGCGACCCGATGGACGTTTTTTTGGCGTTTTTGCACGTAGACCCGTTTCGAATCATTTATCACTGCGAGTACGACTCGTTTACCTACGAGAATCAGGCGCGCCAGGATTTCCTCAAGGCCACCAAGCACGCGAGCCGTGTCAAGATGGCCGAAGCCGCCGCAGTAGACCTGGGCATCTCGATACACGACAAGCGTCGCGCGCGGTACAAGGCCATCGACGCGATTCGTCGTCACATGTCGAAAACGGGCGACTACTGGATGTCCCGCGGCGCGTTTCTGGCCCGATTCGCGGGAATCGGCGCGACGTGGCCCATCGTACAGCACGAGAATTACGTCGCGCTGCTGAAATACGCAGACATCGAACAGTTCGTCCAGAAAGAGTTTGCGGCCGTGGCTTTGCGCGAACAACCACGCTACAAAATGCCCGAAGCGGGCGTGCAACTCGACGACCGCCAGCGCGAGGCCGTGCGTCAGGCGTGCGAGAATCCACTGTTTGTGTTACAAGGCGGCGCGGGCGTGGGGAAGACGTCGGTGTGCCAGCACATCGTGAAATCTTTGTACGGCGCCGTGACGTGCGCCGCCCCGACGGGCAAGGCCGCGCAGCGTCTGAAGGAGTCTACGGGCGTCGAGGCGTTCACCACCCACCGTCTGTACTATTCGAAATCCGTGGAAGTGCACCCTACGCTGTTGCTGGACGAACAGTCTATGCAAGATTTGGAGATTCTGGCCAAGGTGTTGACCGAGCATACGTTCCACAAGATTATATTTGTGGGCGACACGGGGCAGCTGACCTCGGTTGGGCCGGGCCAATTCTTGAAGGATTTGTGTGCGTCCAACATCCCCCGCGTCGAGTTGACCCGCATTTACAGGTGTGAGGACGACTCGTACATTGCCTCCAACGGGCAAAAGATTCGACACGGCAATACAGACTTGGACACGTCGCCCTCGTCTTTCGAGGTGTTGCCGTACCAAAACGACGACCAACTCGTGAACAAGGCCATCGAGGTGGCCGAACGCACGAACGAACGGCCCATGGTGCTGTGCAACACCAACAACGAAATCGCCACCCTGAACAGACGTCTGCGCGACCATTTTAATCCGCCCACAGCCACGGTGACGTCCCAACCGGTGCAGTTGGAGTATGTTTCGACGACCAAGACGTTTCGCTACCAAAACTGGCGTTTTGCGCTGGCCGACAGTGTCATCAACGTCACCAACAAGTACAAGGAAGAGCCCGACGGCGAAGCGGTGAAGACGGTGCTGCAGGTGGCCAACGGAGACATTGGCAAAGTGTCTAAAATTACGGGGGATAGCATTTGGGTGCGTTTCGCCGACACCATCGTGCGGTACGACGGGCCCATCGACTACAACGAGTATTTGCGTCCGGCGTACGCGCTGACGGTGAACAAGGCCCAGGGGTCTGAGTACGATACGGTCATCGTCAAGTCGGTGTCGTCGTGGGGTGACAAAAGAGAAAGATTTTACACGGCAGTGACCCGCGCCAAGCGGAAATGTATCGTGTACGAGGTGGGGACTGCCAACAACGATTGCATTCGCGCGGCGCCGGCGTGTCGCAAAACGTTTTTATTCAAGAGATAACACGACAAAAAAAAAACCTATTTAAGTTCTGTGATGTACCTACATGATGTCCGTCAAACAATACGTGTCTAAAAGTTCAATATCTGTAGGTGAGTCCAAATCAAGGGATGAAACCGGTATACATCAGTACGCTCAAATCTTACAAGAAAAGGGTTTCGTGGTTATACCCAGAGAAGTAGTTGGGTTTCACGAGTCTGAAATTGAAGATTTGTACAATGCACAATTACAACAAGCGCGCAAACAATTCGGAGACGATTGGTTCGACGCGGGCGTCGAATGGACAAAATCTTCGAAGAAGCGATGGGGTAAAAGCGGTACGGCTGGAAAAGTGAACGCATTTGCTGAGCAATATAAATTGTTCATAGACCAAAGAGTGAATCGATTGTTCGATTATATGTTTGAAGCATTACGTATCCAACGCGACTCTGATACAAATCTTATAAAAATATTAGGGAGTCGTCTTAGCTTAAACAACGCTTGGCGTACAAGTAGAAAACAAGCAGGTTTAACACCTCATGTAGACGAAAACCCGTGGTCGAATCAATCGCCAAATGAGCGTTACGATTACGAATTTTGGAAATCAAAAGTGAATTCAGACATAGAACACGCCAGGCTTAAACTTCGACCTCGCGAGAGGTATAAACCGATTGCGTCATTTTTGGCTCTTACAGATTGTGTGGGTGGATGCGACGGAGGCGGGATGGGTTGCAGTACATGTCGAGACGCATTCTCGTACTATCAAAAGTCGCACAACCATGGTCGGAATAAATATCAAGACGATTCAACCCGTTCTCTCAAGCAAGTAAAGAAATATTACAAGCAAGAGGAGATTGACCCGACAAAGCCTCTCCCGAAGACGATAATGGCCCCTGATACGTATAAAGAATATCAAAAAAAAGACAAGGAGATTTGGCGCAAAATGGTGTATCCAGAATACAAAAAGGGTGACATCGTTATGTGGTTGTCAGAAACATTTCATGCTGGTCCGAAAAATAATACTTCTGAAGCTGTTCAATCTCGCATGTATATCGGGATGCTTCCAGACTGTGTTTTGAATCGTCAATTCGTACAAAGGCAGTGGAACAAGTTGGACGACGCTAATCGCACGTTTATAATCAATAATTTTACACAGGAACAGCGCCGGCGATTTGGGGAAAATGCCGACACAGAAGAATAAAGGTTCATTCATTTGTTAACAACATCCGTTTACCTACCTCGTTGCGTATGTCTATGCCTCTGAACTCGAAACATTGTATGTATAGTTTAGGGTATCCGCTTGCGAGCACGGGGTGGTGCGAGTCGTGCACCGCGAGCTTGACGCGAAACGGCCGCTCCAACAGGCGGTATTTAATGTACACTGTGTCCGAGTGTTCGCGAACGGGTATTTTGTAGCGCTCTGTCCATCGCAGCGAGCACACCAGCTGACGCAGATGCATCAGCGAGCACTGGCGCTTGGCACACACGAGGCGACGAATCCACAAGATGAAGCGCGCGTGGTCCTCGTTGTAGTGCACGTTGAGGTAGACGCGGATGCCACGCCCGTGCAGTTGCAGTTGGTAGGGAGAACACCAGGGCGACCAGCAAGCGATGGGTTTGCCGGAACGCAGCTGCATTTGCGGGCCTAAACGCGCAAACGCCATCACAAACTCCCATTCTCCAGAAATCACATCCTTGAAGAGTCCGAGCGGTATGACACGGCCCGTGTGAAACAGAATCAGGTCGTTCCATTGTCTGACGATGTGTTTGTGCGCGTTGTATATTCGTCCGCGCGTTTTGACGTCGCAAAATGAGGCGACGTGCGACCAGGTATCATCGTTCATGAGAGTTCAGTGAAGGCGTGCGTTTAAATAGGCAGGTCTTTTTCTTCGGCTGGATCGGGCGGCCGCGGGGGCGTCTTTTTCTTGGCGTAATACACGTAGGAGAAAGACGCGATAGCTGATATTTGCAGCCCAACAAAGTTCAACAGGCTGAATTTGTACGTGGGGTCGAACATGCCCAGACAAACGATAAGACCCATGACAGCGGACTTTGTGGACCCTGCGACAGCGAGAGTCAGTGCGTCGTTCTTTTCAATGACCCACGACGCGCCATAATTGATGGCGATACCGAGTATGATGGAGGATACAAAGCAGAATTGGAAGGCCGGCGTCGACCATAATGCGAAATCTCTCGGATGAAAGTCCAGGCTCATACTGCTGGAAATAACAATGGATGCCACAGCGGAATAGAACAAAATACTCTCCTTTTCGACACCGTCATCCATTGCTTTTTTGGCGGCGATTTGCGACGCGGCAGTGAAGAGATTGTTCGTCATGACGAAAAGGTAACCCTGTGCATCGAACGCGAGGTCATTCAAGGCCGCGACAAAAGAACCGCCCACCATGACTGCGATGGATGCGATGACGGTCCGCGAGGATTGTTTGTCGAGGAACCACCACTGGGCTACGAGCGTCATCAGTATGGAGACTCGTCTCAGGGCCGTGAACATGGCAATGTTCAGCGTTCCGGCCGCGTTGAGACCGAAAAAGATGTTGGCAACATTTAGAACACTGACTACAATCATTTTACAGTTGACGCGTTGTTTGAGCTTGAATCGGAACACGAACGCGGAGACGAGTGATTGCCAGAACATGAGATAAGGCACGGATGGGAACTGGAATTGTGTCAGAATAATTTTGTTGAAAATGACAATGAGAAAGGAGCTGGCCATGTAGAGGGCTATTGACGGCCAATGCATAAGATACACGTAGACGTAGACGGAAATAATACTCACGGTTTTAAATGCGGATTCGATGTTAATTACTTTCGTTCGATGCATTCGAGTCTAATTCGTAATCTTCTATGTCGCCGAAATCTTCTTCTTCGTCTATTTGTTGTCCCCTTTCGTACGCTTGACCGTCTGAAATTTTCACATCCGGTCTGAAATAGCGCCACATGAACGTGGCTGCTATGAGTGCGCACGAACACACGCCGAAAGCCACTTCCAAAGACATATTTTTCTTGTTCAGGAGCACAATCACGACGAACACGTTCAGTGGTATTCTGTAAATGTTCATGATGACAGTGCGGTACTCGTTCGGAATGTACACGGACCGCAAAGACCCGTACGTGGGAAACATAAGGCCGCACATCATTTCAAACAGTGCAAATGTGATAAACACGTGTTGGGAGTTGCCCAGCGCTAGGATGGTGGCGCCGAGCAACGTGGCACTGATAGGCAGAAGCACAAACGGAATTTTTTCGACGACGTGTGACACGCGTTTGAACAATCCCGAACCGATGGATATCATGGCCATGAAAGTCGCGAATATAAGTCCGTATGGACTTGTGTCCCCTCCGGAATCCATGGCAGGTGTCCACAAGAACACGAATGTATACATGGACCCTAAAAATAGTGATTGAGTGATACCTATAATCCACAAGTTGTCGTCCATGCTGCGCAGACCCTCTTGAAAACCGGATATCACGGAGTTTACCGTTGTTTGTTCGTCTTCGGGCCAGCTCCCGCGACATATATAGAATCCAAGGGATAATGGCAGGATGGCCACGATGAACGGTGCCAAGTAACCGAATTGGTCGGCTGTGAATTGTGCCAGGAGGCCCGCAATGACTGCTGACGCAGAGTTGCACAAGGTGGACAGTGCGAACGTGTCGTCCAGCAGGGCCTGCGGATATTTGCGTTTGTGATGTTCGGCGACCATCCAACTTTCGAGTGTAGTCGTCAACAGGGAGGTGCCGATGCCACCGAGGAGACGGCCGAGGAGCAATACGTGAAAGTTGTTGAAGGGTTTGCACAATGCTGACACAATGTACACAAGAAAGTAAGCCAACGTGCAGTTTTTGCGCCCAAATTTGTCAGCAAGTGCGCCGACAAATGGACCTGATACTCCGGACGCTCCGAACCCGACGATGAATAACATCGCAATGTCGTGCTCCGAAAGACCGTACGATTCGTATAAGGCATATATGTAAGGTCCCTTCAGCCAATCTGCAAAGTATGCGAGAGTATACACATACAGATAGTGTCGCTGGAATTGCAACTGTTCCTCAGCTTTTTGTGTCTCGGACCGATGGTTTAGAAAAGCCAGGCACGAGGAGATAAGTATTGCACATACAAACGTCGACCAATACAAGTCCATCTGTGATTACGAAAGGCACTTAAGTAGTTTTGTGGGTTTTATTTCACGGGTTCTTGTTGTGGCAAGCTCTGATATTTTGAGACACGCCAGGTCAGCAACTTTTGTATCTCGACAGTAGCCTCTCGTGCCATCCATGACAACCCAACGAACAGTGAACCAGTGATTAGACAGTTTACAACGGGAAATACGGGCACAAAAACAATGATATGTTGTACATTACGACACATAAAAATGTGAAACTGTAGTACGTACGTTTCCAAAGTAATTTGACCGACCCACGCCATTGCGCTTGAGTGTGTTTTCCTCAAAATCGGATGGCAGTTGCGTACCAATAAATAGCCAACGATTGGGACAATGGACACATAAGGATGCCAACGGTTGTACGCGTATTTGTCTGGAGAATGATACTGTCCCCAAAACCATGCGAATAACATAAAGAACCCTGCGACGCCCGACCTCAAATCGTAATTCACGTTTTTGTATCCATACGCACATACCATACCCCACCACGCGCTATACTTGTCTAGGCCAAATCTAAATTCAATTTCGTGTCCCCACGGTGGTTTAATGACCTCGAAAAGCAATACTAAGAAAAGACCGGCGCCTAGTAGGGCAAGTTTTCTCTGTGGAAACCAGCACGTTGCGTACACCAGAAAGAAAGCCGCCGTATGCAATGGAACAACGTAGTAAAGCATTATGGACGTTTGATTGGCGAGCATCAGGCCAAGAGTGAGTATATTTATTCTGACGAGTGTGGATATAATTCTTGTCGCCGAAAAGTCATTTTTTTTTGTAAAATACAGGTAGTTTCCAAAGCCGGACATCCATACGTAGCAAGAGACGAAGACACGTATTTCATTGTATACATATGTGGCGCGATAATAATGGTACAATATAAATGTGATTTGCATGAACCCCTTCCATTCGTTTGTTAGGTCGCGTGACATTACAACTTCTTTGTCCGATGTTTTTAGGGTTGACAGGGCAGCAAAGGCGGTCAACAACATGCCTGACCAGAACAAATCTGGATTTTGATTTTCATTACGCGGAAATGAGTTGGGCCACTGGTTGAGTACATGTGAAACTACTAATACGAGTGGTAAAATGAAATATTTTTTGTGCATTCATAGACTAAAAACAAATACTTTAATAGTTATATGTGTTACTTTCGACAGGTCGCTTCATTTTTTTTGAACCAGTGGATTGTTTTAGCGATGCCCGCTTCAATCGGCGTAAATTCGAAATGGGGCATTAGAGTCATTAACTACGTCACCAATGGACACTTCGCTTTCGGGAGGCACGGATAAAATCAAGAGCTTTGTCAACGAGGCCAGAACCACCGGTAACAAGTGCGCGTTGCATTTGTAATGAAATATAAATCCTTAAATAGTTGTTACCGTTCATATTTTGAGTATATATATAGCATTTTTAAAAATTATAAATGAACCACGCTGTAAAAAGTACGTTTGTGATGGCTGCCGCTTTTATTTCAATTATATTGTTAATAGTAGCAAGACATCACCCACCGTCCAGACGCAAAATCAAAGAAATCTGGCATGGGCGCGTGTATTGGGGACCGAATTCGACGATGTTGAGAGCTCCACTGCATAACGAGACTCTTTCACATTTTAAGTCGTCGCCAACCCCTGAAAAAGACGAGTCTGAAACTCCTGTAATAAATGCTACAAATGATGTTCCGGCTGCTATTTCAACTGCTGAGCCTACTATTCCAAAAATTGACATTGAACTAGCTGTTATTGTACTTACTGCTCGTGATTTCAAGGACCGACGAAATGTCATTCGTGAAACATGGGGTAATGGTCATTCGAATATATTTTTCATTGTTGGAAAACATTGTCCATACAGGCCGGACCAGCGCCAATCTTGGGTCTGTGAACCGAAGAATGCGAATGCTATAATAGACGAGCATTACAATGCACAGCAAGAGTCTTTGACCGTACAATTGTCTAAAGAACCTAACGTGATTGTGGTGGATATGATAGACGTATACCGCCACCTTGCTGAAAAGCTGAAATTAGCATATCTGTGGCTTGTTGAACACACAGAGGCAAAATACGTTTTAAAAATGGATGACGATTCTTTTGCGCGCGTGGATTCAGTCCAGCATTGGTTGATGAATCGCGTAAATCCGCCAAAATACGAGATAATTGCTGGACGCTTTGGCGTTGGAGTCGGCGTTGTGCGTGGGGGGAAATGGGCTGAGAAAAAATACAAACCTAACAAATACCCACCATGGCCCACTGGTGCGGGTCATATAGTTTCCCGTCCGGTTATAGAGTATCTGTGCCTTAATGTGGATACATGGGTTTCATATCAGGGTGAAGATACGTCTCTAGGCATTTGGATGGAAAAAGTGAGGCCACAAATGAACGTTCATCGAACTTCAAGTGAGCATTTCATTACACATAGCGGCGATTGTCACAACAAGAATAAGTTTGTGATAGGCCATAAAATTTCCATCAAAAAAATGCGAGAATGTTATACAACGTTGGATGAATATGACCACATTACTAAAAACATGAAGTCTGAGAACGATTTGAAAAAAGAATCTGTGGATAAATCTGTGGATAAGTATGGTACGATACATTTGAAAGTTACGGCAAATGAACCTGATGATAACATAAAGTCTCAGAACAATTGGAAAAAAAAAATCGATATAGTTATTCCGTCGTCGTTAGGGTCGGCACCGTCGAAAGAAATAGAACGTACACGCACTGGTGACCACTCTATATATTGGCAATTGATATCCATCTCGAAGAACGCGCCATGGATACGTAAAATTTTCATTTTGGTTAATGGAAATCAAAAATGTCCTTATAAGTTGCCATCAAATATTAATGTGACGTTTGTAAATCGTTGCGATTATATGGGACATTGTCCTACAAAAAACAGCATGGCTGTGTACACTATGATGCATCGAATTCCGGGGTTATCTGAACATTTTATATCTACCCAAGATGATATTATGTTAGGTAGAACTGTGACACCGCTTGATTTTTTTACCAGTGACGGCAAACCATTTTCTTGGCGTGCCAAACCTACATGGTCAGATGGGATCATGGGCGTTCACCACCGCATATATATCAAACCGGAAGTCTTCAAAGGTAAGGTTCCAACATCGGCCGCGCCCATGCCACATTTTATGTATCCAATGTTGAAATCATATGCGGCAGAGTTGGCTGAAACTTACAAAGATTGGTATGCATTTGTTGAATCACACAAGGAGGGCCGTTTTAGTTCTCAAACAAACTCTATTAACGACAAACGCAATTCCCAAGAGGAAGATATATTGGGAGTGTGGGATTCTAATTTGATTACTTCTAAACGCGGCGTCTACAAAAACATAAATAGTAAGCGTGGCTCCTTATGGGACGAAGTTTCAATATCGAAGGTTGGTTTTGAGAAAGTCATTCGCACCAAGCCAATGTTTCTGAATGTCAATGACCGTTTTTCGAAGGACCCTGTTGAATATAAAAAACAAATAAAATGGTTTTGGGACTCGATGGAAAAATTGTTCGGCGTTCAACTAAAATGGAAGGATGTGAGTGAATTGAACACATCGGACGAATTGAAACAAGACAAACCGCTCGGGCCGGAAAAGTATCTCGAAAAAAACTTGGACACATTTTTCATGAGTTTGCCAGAATCTTCTCAGTTCACTGGAGATGTAGCCATGCAAAAATCGGTACCAACAAAACAATGGTTGCCTGAATTTAAAAAGAGAAGTTCGAAAAGAACAGCCGCTCAAAACGCGGCACTTTCCAACACGGCAAGATTCAAGGCCAAACATTTCGTCGGTGGGTTACGCGCGTTAGAAGATTTAGGTTACAGACCTGTTTTACGCGACGGTACGTTGATTTCCGCATTGCGTCATCGTGGGTGGATTGATTTTGGCGGAACAAAATATCAAACCGGCTACGACATAGACCCTGACGCTTTATTGGACAGTGAATCATGTACCAAGTTGAATAATAACCCGAAAGTCGGAGTTTATACGTGGAAGCCTTATATATCATTGTCTGCTTATGTAAAACGGCATTGTGCAAGTCCTGCCAAAACAATAGATTTTTATAAGACGACACTTGGAATGGATGTAGAACAGGCAAATGGTGGCGAATTATGGTTTGAAGATACATTGGTTGTGGATTTTTCCAGTTTTTACAAATGGAAATATGATAAGTCTTATATTTATGCCATGTGTTGGCGCGCGTTCAGAAATTCAAAACCAAAATCGTCATTTGCTCTGTTGTTGCACGATGATGATATTTACCCTATTCAACATGTTGACTTTTATGACTATACGGTCCCGATCCCCAATAACGCGGTTGATATATTAAAGAAACAATGGGGAGATGATGTGTTAACCACTGTCAGAATTAAAAAAACATCGGGAAGGGGTTCATCGGCTGATTCATACGCACTTCCATCGGGACACGCACCAGCTGTTCCACTTGGCCCGTGTTTGCCAGACTCTAGATTTGATACATTAGAATGGTACAATGAGTATGCAGAAAAAGTTCGTATGGTACGGCCGTTTCCACGTTGCGAGACGTGTCTTCGAACGGCTGACGCAGGCGCATATAGCATGAAAAATACCTGTGTTCGATGGTGGCATAGTACACCGCAACGCAGATACACTGATTTACCCACTCGAAAATGGTCAGAAGTACTACGGCCTAAGAACCATATTGTACCTGCGTGTTCTTTTGGTCAGAAAGAACAAGCGAAACATTCATGTTACGATTCTCACACACAATTGTTTGAAGCGCTCGCACGTTTACGCGTAGTATATTTCCCACGTTCTGGAACGGAGCTTGGTATTGTAAGGCAAAGTGCATACATATCCGAAGACGGAGACCTTGATATTTATGTGGACATGCCTCAAAAAATGTTACTTGAAAAACTGAAGAATGAAATAACTTCAGGTACATTACATAGAAGTGGCCGTGAAGTACATTGGAAGGTCCCTGGATGTCCTGAAGTCCACCTGCTATATGACGATTGGATTTCGGATGAGATGTCGCATCGGGCGACACCAGAAGATTTGTGTTCGTGTCGAATGAATTCCGTCGAATTGATGTGTCATAAGAACGCGCCCCAACGCATGTACATTCAATATGGACCGAGTTGGAAAACACCATTAGGGCTAAAACAATTAGATATGCCATACTGGGCATCCACTCACAAAACGCATGGGTGGATAACAAAAATGAAAGCCAAACTGCAGTCACTTGTAAACAAAGAAAGCGGCGTTATTGACAAACTTCCTGGTGGAGTTCGGAACCCATTGGCATTGGCACAACTAAATATAATGTTGAAAAATATATCTTAATTCATTGATTTAAATTTTACTTAATGTTTTATTTTTACAATCTAATATAACAATTTTGTGACGTTTAATCTCACGAAACTTTTTTTCACCAATGCCAACCACTGCGGGCAAATTTAATTCATTTGCTCGAATAACCATGTGCGAATTTGCACCACCATAACACGTAATAAATCCCGGTATATCTTTTGAAAAAAGCCAGTCGTACCCAGGGTCGGCTGCTTTGATAAGTACTATTTTACCCCGTAAATCTGCTGCCTTTTCGTCAGTTATAGTTGCTGTTATAATTTTTTAAGATACAAAAGTAGGTGTCTCTTCATGATATGAGTTTTCCAATCAGAACCGTGCACCACATATGCAGGTCGCAATGTTTCAAGATTTGGCTAACTCATATAATTTTTATTCGTGTTACCACCATTTAGTAGAGTTTGATGTAATCCTTTGACGCCCTTCTGTCGCAAAAGTTGACATCTCGTTCAAAAGTTGTTCAGAAACCCATCCACCGACATGGACAACCACCAGCCTTGCATCTCCTTGAGGAGTTACGCGTACGTGTGTAAATGGTTTTACGACGATTGACGCACCTGTTCCGACAGATACCTCGTTAAATGATACTGCATTATCACCATAATTATAGATATAGGAGAAGAATCCCGCTTCAAAATCACGGATTCCAGAAAAATGCCAATCATAGCCACCAGTGTCTGGTATATGCAACGCACTAGCCAATGAAAATTTCTCTTTCGTAGAATTTGCACGACTGGCATACGTCACTTCGTTTTCTTTGATGAGTGGGTGCAGACCAAACGTGTTTTCTGGAACATTCAACATATCAGAGATGCACTCATTTTCTTGTTGCAATCGGAGTACAGGCGGGATGAACTGTCGATTTCCATCCATCGGCATCGTTTCAAGAGCCATTTGAACATCTTGAAGTGTCATCCCACGCAATTCGGCGTAACGCTCAATGCGTTTTCGTCTTGTTTCACCAGGTGTGCGCGCGTTTCCAGCTTGTGTCAAACATTTCTCGGCGTTTAAATGCATTAATTCGGGCAAAACATCTCTGGCATTTCCACTGAATGTGACCGCGACAATAGCGGCATAAGCATCTGGGTCTCTTTTCGTAAATGAATGGGGCACATACGGTGTAATAAGACACGAATCGCCTGTATTCATAGGCTTACAATAACGAACTCCTTGGACAGTACAATAAAAGTTTACAGGACCGATGAAAAATGTCTGTTGCGTGAGTAAATGACCTTTGTTCATGACCACCAACGGGTTCATCGCTTCGTTGTCTTGAACAACAGTTAGAATTTCGATGAGCTCTGGTTTAAAGGGTGCCAATGCGGATGTCGCAGTATCCATATACCTGTAATAGGGTTTCGTTTCTCCGTTTGCATTTGTGCGATTAAAAATGCGTGCGGACGTTTCAGATTGTTGTTTAGACATATGCCACATGCCACCTTTACTGGTATCCGTCGTTAAAGTAATATGGCGCGCATTAATCGGGTACATATGTTTCATTTTTGAAACAATCCGTCCAATCATTTCTGAGTTTGTAATAGAACCATGAATGATGGACGCCAAGACGTCTACATCTACGCCCATCTCTGACGCCACAACGGGCACTGTACGCTTCAAGTCATTCATGGAAGTCTGTACCAATACGCCATGCTTTTTAAGAGTTGTTTTGTCCATATTTGACTGAATATCCGTTGATGAAACGCCTTTTGTATAAGCAGGTTCTATGCAACGACCACCATAGGCTTCCATGGCTTTAAACACATCTAATCTGGGTTGACTTTGCACACCGTGTTTCCAATCGTCACCATGCACGAAAAAATCGGGCCGGTGTTTTGATACCATTGAGCCATATGTTTGGGGTCCGTCACAAGGTAATACGTTTGAAACATACTGATTGGATATCAATATTTCTTGGCGGTGTTCGTATGTAATTAGTGGAGAACGTTTGTACAACGCCATGGCATCGTCTGTCATGAGCAGAACAGTGACAGTACCGTGAGATGCTGCGGTTTTAAGAATGTTTACGTGTCCGATATGAAACATGTCTGCACACATAGGTAAAAAAACAGTAGGCATTTGTTATTTTCAAAGTAACGTATATACTCAAAATTTTTCATTGTGATGCATTTCAATAAATTTCGCGATATATGTATAATCTTCTTCGCAAAAGGAATGCGGTGTTAATACTTTTGACATGCATTCGTAAAAATGTCCATTTTTTAATATGGGAGCTGCATTCAACACGTCTTTCGACATCAAATTTAATTTGAATCCGTAATCGTACTTTCCTGTCAGCACATCTTGTGGTATTCGTTGTTGTGTTTGTAAAGACCTCCCCGATGAACCGTTAATCGCTTCCAATGCTATTTTTGGCTCAACACCTTGTTTTTTTAACCCGAGAAGGGCATCAGAGGCCAACATTAGATGCGACACATTTAAATAATTATTGACCGACTTGATAGCATTGCCATTTCCAACACCACCACAGCAGACAATTTTTTTAGAGTATATTTCAATTAATTCTTGTATGTCCGTTTTTAACGACTCTGTGCCCACCATGGACGTCAATGTTCCGGCAGCAGCTCCTCTCGGACCTCCTGAAATGGGGGCGTCTATGTAGGTATGTGGTTGAATGTCTTGTGCTATTTGACGAGATTCTTGAAAACGCCCGGAGCTCAAATCAATAAATGTTTTGGGAACCGTTGACTCTGTGGCGAGTTTGCGTATCATAGAACCTGATTCTGTCGTAGAAGGTAAGCAAGTGAACACGACATCTGTATTGTACATGTCTTCCAAGATGGTTGGAATGGAATTTCGACCAATAACATCTTTGTGTTCACTGACTTTTTTTTCAGTGCGATTCCAGACGTTCAATGGCATTGCATGGCCCAGACGTTTTGCAATCGGGAACCCGATTTGACCCAGACCAATAAAACCAACTTTCATTTAGGTTAAACATATAGTACATATTTATAGTATTATTCGTATTTTTTTTCGTCCTCATTTAATTTATCCTGTTCCTGCAAACGAAATATTTCTTTGACAGAAACCATGGGCGAATCTTTGATACTATGGTTTTGTGCCAAATCCCGACACACTCGTTGCATGGCCAGTGTCGAAGAACGCAGTTGGTGATTTGCCCAAATCACGCCTTTGACGCCCAACTCGTCGAATTTGGACACGGGCGTGTCGATGTACGTCGTCGGAACAATAATAATGGGCACAGTTCCTTTCCAATTCGACATGAATGCCTCGATGTCTTCGACCGTTTCCTTTTTACTGTGACACAGAATAGCATCGGCACCATTATCTTCATAAATAGTCGCGCGTTGCAATGCGTCGTCAAGGCCAAGACCGGTAATAAAAGATTCGAGGCGCGCAACTACGGCAAAATCGTCGGATTTAACAACATCTTTACATGCTTTAATCTTGAGACCAAACTCTTTCGCATCAGCAAGTTTTTGTGATTCGCCCAACACAAAAGAATTTTGTTTGGGGAACAACTTGTCTTCAAAACACACGCCGGCAACACCACGTTGCTCACACGCGTTCACAAAACGACGCGCATTATTAAAATTGCCGTAGCCCGTATCGCCATCTACGAGCAATGGTAGACCGCCGCCGCGAACCATTTCGTCACATGAATCGACCACTTGGGTCCAAGAAAGTTCGTTCGCATCACGTACACCTCTAGACGCCGACATAGAAAGACCTGAAGCCCACAGTGCTTCGTGACCAGCTTCTTTCGCTATTTTTGCCGACAGGCCGCTGTGACATTCCATGAAAAAGGTGAGACCCGGTTTGCGTAGAAGCTTTAGCATCTTGAATTATTACCGCACATATTTATAGTAAATCCGTGTTAAGAACGAAGAATCCCATATAAATAGTCCTAACGTCTGTCAAATGCTTCGCAGTTCTGTCTTTCGTAAACAACTCAAGAAAATTGGCATTCAACAACATTTTGGCGTACCAGACTCGTTGCTCAAAGATTATAATTCGTATTTATCCAATGAATGCAAACGAGATAATCTCATAACTGCAAATGAAGGCACTGCTATTGCCGCAGCAGCTGGACATTACATGGCGACAAAAGAACCAGCCATGGTTTTCTTACAGAACTCGGGTCTTGGTAATTGTATGAATCCTCTACTGTCATTGACTCACTCCGATGTGTACAAAATACCTTTCTGCATGATGATTGGTTGGCGTGGAGAATCCTCAGACGAACCCCAGCACATGGTACAAGGACGTTGCATGTTAGACCAACTGGACGCCATCAACATGCCTTGGTCCATTCTTCCAAAGTACGAAGAACAATTGCCAGCGTATTTCAAATCCATCGGTTCGCAGCACGCGATTATCGTGCGCAAAGGAACGTTCGAAAAGTACAGGCCGCTCACCGAACAGAACAGAATCGACCAACATAAATTGTCCACAGAATTCGTATTTGAAGAAATCGTCAAACATTCAAACGGACACAAATTTGTTGCTTCCACTGGCTTCAACGGGCGTCTTTTACTGAATGCTCGTCAAAATGTCGAAGATGAAACAGTTGATTTTTTGACTGTCGGTTCTATGGGTCATGCGTCTACCATAGCTGCAACCATTTCACGTAAAACTGAACAACCGATTGTCTGCGTGGATGGTGACGGTTCTATAGCTATGCACATGGGCAATCTTTTAACAAATGTCCAAGCGAATCCTCGAAAAATGTTACATGTCGTTCTGAACAACGGCAAGCATGCGTCTGTAGGAAATCAAGACACTGGGATGGAAAATACAAATTTGACAGCACTAGCGTTGACGCTTGGATACCACTCTGCCACGCAAGTCAATCGCCTGGAAGACATTGAAAAGCATTTGGCAGACATAAAAAATGGTTTACATATGATTGTATTGGACGTCAATGCCCCCGACCCTGATATCGATTTACCGAGACCTATTCGAACACCAGAACAGACAAAAATAGAATTTATGAAGAACTTTTAAACAGTTATATTCAACCCGAAAGGTCTCGGTTTTTTTTATAGACCCAACCTATCACTCCAAAAACAACCATCGTAATGCCCGAAACAATTTCCACGGAATACACACCGTGTTCTACTGCCAATAACACGATGACCACGGCCGCCACCAACGAACGCACGACGGACGAATGATACACGAAAACAGCCCCCAACGCCAATCCTTGTAAAACACCGACCGCGACCAATGCAAACCCCAAACTCATGGGAATATCGATGCTTTGGTCCGCGGAAAACGAACCCACCAAATAAATGGGGACACCAAACATGTACATCTGAAACGAGTCTGATAAAAACCAGTAGAGCTTTTGTCTAGACTCGTCTTCAGACACTTTCGGGCGGTCGTCCACTTTCATCATTTTTTCAATCCACACAGAAGCCAAGGACGAGCAAATGCCTTGTAAAACAATTAGACATATGGCCGCAGCAGAAATGTCACCATCGACATTAGACATTTTCACCAGCATGCATCCAACACACACGACTATGAGAGAAATATATTGCTGTACACTAAACGACTTTTTCAATAATATCAACGAGAATACAACGACCCAAATCAGTTTGTGCTGAATCAACACTGAATAGATAGACGGTTCAATCATCGATGTGATTTGATACGTTAGAAAATTAACCACTGAATACAGACCAGCGTTGACGATAAACCCCCAACGCACTTGAAACGGTTGTTCACGGTTGATATAACGCGTCACACAGGCACAAATAAGTAATTTTACACATTCTATCATGAGCAAGATAAAAGCCACATTGTATGTATAATGTTCGGTCGTATAGCGAATAATCAAATTCGAAGCCACGCAACTTAAAACAGCCAATACAACAGCGAACATTTCAAATTTAAATACACATGCTTATACTAATTTTATTTCTGGGTTTAACATCCAATTTCGTATTGACAACGCTTTCTCCGACGCCTTTTCTTTCAAACTTTCCGTTTCCACCAACACGCCGAAACGCATATCTACGGGTCTTGAATCCGTTATTCCCTGTCCAAGGCCACGCGCATCGTCTTGGTCCCCGCGTCTATCCAACATAAGCACCAATGCCCCCTCATGAAACCCAACACCTGTTGGTTGTGCGCCTGTAAACGTCAATCTTTCCGATGACGAGGCCAGCCATGCCATTGTCGGCATCGGCCAAAACTTGGCTTGTAAAGGCGCGTCCTTCCTTTCTGTATGACATTCCCACGTTAAACCATGGACATCCGAGCACAATCGTTCTGCTGTCCATTCGGGCTTGTACACTGCCCACAACTCACCGTTATTGCGGGCATGAATGTCCACCGAATACATAATTTCAAGAGTGCCATCGTTGTAGACGCGTACACGTCGGGTGACCAAATCAAATACCGTTTCCATCTGCTTGTAATACTTGGTGGAACACGTGCTGTGAGATGTCGACACTAATACGTCTCTCACACTCGTGACAGACATCAAATATGCACCCGCCACGCCAGGTCCTGCTGTATTCGACCGCCATACAAGTGTTTCGTGAACCGGTGTGTGGTCGATTTCAATCAATATGCCGTGTTCGTCGAAGCGGACCTTTTCAAAATCTATTCTCTTGTTGACGCAGACATCTTCCTCAAGAGGTCGAATATCATCTGCTTTCATCGTAGGCGTATCTATAGACAGCGGATTCATCAGCACGCTTTCCGTGATAGACAGACACCCTTTTAATTTGGAACGCAAACTTTCGACAGCTTTTTGCATTGTCTGGTAATAATCCTGAACAACTGCCGACTTGGCGGTCCCTGTGATGCCGTCATGATGTTGAAACAACCCCAGAGCTCTTTTTTCCGAATGAATGTTCTCTGACGGGCATTTGCGTTCTACCGCCGCAATCAACGATTCGAGAAGACGGTCGTAGCCTTTATAAAAAATACGCGAATTGAAATACCCGGTCCAGTAATCCTTTTCGCGGTCCGAGTACGGAAAGAAAGAACCTTGGAGACTCGGAACCTCTGTTTGACGCTGTGCATCAAAATATTTGGTCAGTGTCGAAAACGAAGCTTTGACCGAAGGTATGTTTTTCTCAATCCAATCGAACATCTTCTGATAATTACGATACTGTTTATGGGCTTCGTCCATGGATTGATAGCGGAAATCATCGCCCACTGGTACAAAGACATTCTTTCCACGGTACAACATGGCTTTTTTGTACACTTGGTCCAGCCATGTTCTCGACCGTTCGGCGACATTTTGTTCAGTGATTTCGACTGCCATTTTACCCCACGGACATCCTGTCCACGTTTTACCCTTTCCTATGCGTGCAAAATCAAACTGACAGCATATAGATGGGTCAGGACCACATGTATGAGGACCATCATAAGAGTAAAAGGGCATCATATGCGTGAAGATGTCTCCTGCGGGAGTTTGCCACTGGAATTCAAGTTGTTGTTTTTGTGCCAACTGCTTTTTGACGGCGTAATGCACGCGCTGGATGAGCATTCCTTTGTATCCTAGTTCTTTGAGGACTTGTGCTTGGCCGGCAGAATGACCAAACGGGTCAATGGCCCACGAGTATTGTGGCGTGACACCAAACGTATTTTGAAGCCATTCGCGCCCTTCTTGAAGATGCCATCGCGTGGCACGTGCAGTGACAGATGCCTCGTCGTTCATGACCCACCCACCAGTGACAAAATCGAGTCGTTTTTCCGCGACCAAACGCTTGGCCTGTTCTTTTTGCTGTGGCGAAGCATCATTCCACCACAGTGAAAAGTAAGATATCTCGGCCCATATGAACGTGCGACGCGGGTCTTCGACCAATGCGGCAACCACAGTATCCAGAATATGCTTTGTTTGTGTTGAGTAATAAGTGTGGTACGTCTTAATCCACCCAGGGTCGTTGTGGGAATGAGGGACGACGTGCACGGTAAGGCCATCTTTAAAACGTCCGTCGTAATCGTATTCCCATCCCTGCTTCCACGGGCCTGTGTTTTCCGGTGCGTTGTAATCGATGGCAGCGAAAAGGTCTGAGGTTTGGATAATCTTCGTAGTCGCCCATTTTACATCCGAAAACGTCGGAACGGGTGCGTATGTAGCCGGAACGTCCAACGACTTGTACGTTCTTTCAAGAACAGCGCGCGGCTTTGATGGACACGTAACTACTAAATTGTCAAACATGCAAGGTTTTGAGGGAAACAAATCTTTCAGAGGGTAGTAGTTAATAGGCGCACTGAATCGCCATTCACATGTCCCGTCAGCCTGTTCCCAACACATGAAGATGTCCACATAGTATCCAGAGTTCTTGTCCACCACTTTTATCGGGATGATATCGCTATGTTTTCCATGACGGATAATCCATGTAAATGGCATCTCGTCCCGCGTTTCGATGCAGTTCAAAAGTGATTTTTCGGATGATGCCTTTATCAGAATATCGACGTCATTGTCCCATGGGATGAAGCCGTGATGTCTCAAAGCCCCAAGCAAAGTTCCGGCCCATACAATGTATTCTGTATTGCAGGACTGCATTACTTCCGAGACATGTTTAAGAACATTGAGGAGCACGCGTTTAAGAGCATCTCCCGTGAGTTCCGGACCATGCTTAAATCTTTTCAGACGATGATGTTCGCTTAATGAGTATTCGTCATGATGTTTTTCGTGTACGGAGAGTGCGTTTAAATGGTGTTTCGTAGACACCTTGCCAATGTGATGGGCCAGAGGAATGCGCTTCGGAACCTGGTGTTTTGCTTCGGGTGGCCTGGGGTCGAAAATAATCCAATCGATGGGCATAGTTAACTTATTTGCTTCTATTTTCGGAATCAATTCTGATACAAATTTCCGTGAAAATAGATAGGCCACAGCACCACAATAATCTTTGCCATCTCGCAAACACATGATATCATCGTTTACCAATGATGCAAACAAGTCTTTGTTTACAATTACGTCGTCTTGCATCCATATTATGTATTCTGTATTGAGTTTTAGAGCTTCGCGAAGACCAAACAGCGCATGTTCTGTTTCTGTCGTTCTCCATCGCAAAAAATGTTCGGTATCGCCACGTTTATCGTTCGAAATAACATCGCGTATCAATGATTCTGGTACTTTTGGAGGGTTAATACACTTGTATTTTTCATGAGAAGAACACCAATCGCGTAAGTATATATGCTCTTCAGCCGGTTGATTAGCATTTATGAGCAAAACTGAAACATCAGCAGGTTTCGCCTTTTCCAAAGAATCCAATGTTTTTCTGAGGTATTCGTCATTGTTTCGTTTGACAGACGGGATGACGACAACATATTTTGGTGAATTGTCATTCCCCATACAATGCGCCCAATCTTTAGGGTGTCCCCAACCACCATTAGGCTTGCTATGCGCCGTCAACCACTTTTTTTTGATAGTGTTAACAGCTACTGGTTTCCCAAGCCAATGTTGAACATTGGCGCGAATCTTTACAATTTGCTCTGATGTGCATGCTTTATCACGCCCACCAGCATCCCACCCACCACAATCACCCACGTGCATGGACAACGACACAGAAGGTACCACAGCTTCATTTGGCCCATGGCCATGCTCTTTCATCCATGCAATGGTTTGATCCCAATTGTAATCGTCATGTTCGCAAAATGTCTTTGAGTCAATCGCCTGCCACTCCTTTGCAGACATACACCATGGTACTGCAATCTGCTCTGGTGTCAGTTTTACATTGTCTGACTGTCTTGCAAGCCACTCAAATGCTTGCGGATGTATCACTGTGTCGTCCTCGAGCACACACACGCGTTCTGGATTACGAGCCCACGCCTGCTTCATCATCCACCACCAGTGGTGCTTCAGACAGGTGGCCCATGGCGAACGTGGATTTCCGTAGGAATCGCCCTTATAATTCTCGTTAAGCGATTCGTCCTTGGCCGGGAATTGATTGGGATGCCTCGAGCAGGACCAGGGATGGGAAATGACATCCGCGGAATACTTTCCCAATACTGCATCAATCTCATCAGAGTCCGCATCTTTGGAGACTAATATTTTGGATTGTGAAGCCAAAGACTTTAATACGAGGTCGAGAGACCACGCGCGTTTGAACGCGGGAATCACCCAGAGTATGTCCTTTGGTGTTATAGAATTAGTATTTTTACGATTATCAGGCTTTTCCGGTAATCTATTATGTTCCGGAGTTATTACGGAACTTTTTTTGGCTGCTCTTTCAGAAATTGTGACCAAATGCATCGAACTTACAAACTTTCTATACGACGAACTTTTTGTGAGCCATGGGGCGCCCATACCAACGGAAGGTGTATCCACCAAAAAACATCCGGGAAGTACATAAAAGTCAAAATCACTCATATCATTGATATGTTGTACTTTATCGCCAATCATACTCCAATACAAGACATCATAAGCAGGCATTACAGATTTACGCACCACGAAATAGGGTTCTTGGTTATTTATTTTAGAGGGTTCTCCGGGGATTGAAGTCTTTCCACGATATGTCATTATATCAGATGTCTGTTTCCATTTAGAATATGCTAATCCTTGATGTGATTGATATCCTATAGGTTTGAAATTGGAGTATGATTGTACTTGTGTAGGTACAGTTGAAGATGAAAACAATGGTAGAACAAACGCTGATTTTTCGGAATACCCGTCGCGGTTTATCGCCATAATTTTTTCATGGGCATTGTCCTGAACTTGAATATCTGCTTCGATATATAGAACAAATGCAGTATTGGTATTTTCAACAGATATTTGACGCATTAGATTTACCGGATAGGGATTTTTGATGTCAGTAAAACTGAACCATGATTTACCCTTGGCGTACACCAAGTGTATATCGACCCATGTTTGCATATTACTTTCGCCAAACCATGCGGAACGAATTTTGAGAATGTCGTCGGCCGCTTGTGTACGATAACCGACATAAATAGCAGCCGATATTGGCCCCAACCATGTTTTTGAAAGATGAACCAGTCTTTCCAAACGCTCTATCGTTAACTGTGTACACAATGTGATTTGGCCCAAATCGGAAGTACGTGTCAAATATTTAAGTGTACGTTTGGGCCATTCAACACGTACTATATTTCTCATTTTAACAGTCTTTACAATTTTTGCATTTCCATTGACTGTCATCCACAATGGGGAATCGCCGTTCTCGAAATGAAATGATATTTCCCCCTCGTTTTTATATTGAAATAATCCATAATGTTGTCGGGTAAGAATATTAATTAGACCAGAGCCAACCACGTTGATAGTCTTAAGATTATACGAACCTAATCGGTACAATGTTAATCCGATGTTACTAACGAACGTCGCCGAAGTAGCAGATACCGAAGTAGAGGGTGAAATATAAGATATTTGCTGCTGTTCAGCATCCCAGGACAATCCACGTAACTTGGCAGAAGCCCAACGACAAACACGGCATGCAGAATGTACATGTGTAAAATTATATTTGCGAATAAACCATTCTGGCAAAGGTTTATAACGCCATGCATGATACGAATTATACAACTCTTCGTCGTTCAAAATGTCATTCAAATGTTTCGCCAGCTCTTCACGAGATGTAAAATCATCCACGTTGACAATAGAATGTTCGGGTACGTGATCCCGGATATTCGGTGCGCCAAAGTACACAGGTAATACACCAGCGCGAAAAGTGTCCCACAATTTCTCCGTAATGTAATCGTCAATACGTTGATTTTCAAATGCAAAATACATAGCATATTTTTGCATCATTGGGCCCTTTTTAGATGTGTCACGAAGGTCGAAGTTGTGCAAACAAGATGATACGGAATCAACGGGCATTAATTTCATTAATGATGTTACTAAATCTTCGCGATTTGATTTAGAACCACAATTTCGAGCGATAAACACCGCAGCCTTTTTCACCTTTAAAAATGGAATGTGGGGAGTCTGTATATAGTTTTTCGACCATGTATCATCACCCATTGGTGTTTTATCGGTGTACAATGTCCAAGGCCAATGGTAATACGGCATTGGAATATCCGAATCGAAACGCGTGGAAGCAATCAAATGTTTTTTGCGCCGATTTGATAGTTTCAACGAAGGATAATATTGTTCTCCTTCCATTGACATAGTTATCGTTGTATCGAGTTCATCAATTTTTATTGTTTTGATTATACCACCAGAGTTGGACCAAAAACACGGAACATCACATGCTATGCGTTTTTTACCTCCGTTGATATGTATAGGTTGACCTTCACTACTTACACTCTGCACAATTGGAATGACAATTTTATTCGGTTTGGAGGCGTCCTTGTATATATCACCCGACTTGTCATCATGGTTAGGATTAAGTAGTTTCTTGTTTGTAGGTTCCGATGGTGCTATGACAGTTGGTTTCGCGCCTTTCAAAAAATGCTCAGCACGTTGACGCACATCCACCGATAATGTTTGCATCGGAAATCCCACCGATTTTTCAGCGGACGATTCATGCGACCAGGACCCATACATACCTATATGCAAGACAGCCGATTGCAGCAACGTCTCCATTGGAATCTTGTTTTTCACACACCACTCTGACCATCCCCAATCAAACCCACCGTCGCGATTAGGCATTTCAGAGAGCATTTTCTCGGCAATCGAACGCCGCCACACAGTGCCAGCATTGCCCATAGAAGGCTGTTCGCATAACACGCCGCCACAGCGCAATGACCTGTGTTTCGGCGCGCCCGACCTGTACAGCGAAAGCAACCCCTTGGAGTCGCGCAAACCATCGTGCAAAGAGTCAAGCCAGTTGGGTGCCACCACCAAATCAGAGTCAAGTAGCACTAAAACATCATACTGAGAACTCACAAACCATTCTAAAATATGTCGCGCCATCGCATCAGCTTTCAAACGTCGTTTTGCAATGAAAATATGTTCCGTTCCATACCAGGACGCCAAATCTTTGTGTTTGTATTCGTCGGATTGGTCATCGAAAACCCACACATCGTTGGCGGGAATGGTACCACGCAGTGCTTTCGACGTCAACTGTACATATCCGATTCGATTGTGGGTGGGAACAGCGACGGCGACGCTCGGTTTTTCGTCTTGTGATGTACTCGGACGGAGGTCTTGTTTATTGCGCAACAACAGTGAAGGTTTCTTCTTTACGGGCGGGGAAGCAAGCGGAGGCGGCGTTGTAGGCGCATCGAGCGGCGGCAGTGGGGGATTCACAACGCCGCGCTTAAACCGCTTCTTGGGCGCGTCGTCGTGCCCTGGGTAATCTACGTGCAACATATAGGTCGAACACGTGGTTAACATAATCAAACCGAGGACCAAACACTCAGAAAAATTTAATTTCATGTATAATGTACACCCACGGGTCTATATACCATGTTCCACGCCGTCAAATGAATCCACGCGAAAAGACTATTTAATAGGCGCGTGTCCTGCCAATGAGAAGTCGCGCCTTGTCCGACGAAGGACGCAGACTCTACCTGAGTGACGTCGGGCGGCGGAGGTCGCCAAACTGGGCGCGAAGATTGGTGTACCATCTGTTCCACACCGAATACGACGACCGTTTGTACGACGTCGTCTGCAAATGCAGACAATCGACGCAGGCCCTCGCCGCTGATTTTTGTGGACCAGATATACGCGAGCGTCTCGAAGCCGGTATACTGCACACCATTCGACTTATACTGACACGCGACCGCAAACGAGTCAAAAAGAGACACGTGCTGCGCAGTTTCCGGTTCTTTAGGGACGTGATGGAACAGGCGTATCGTTACCATGACCACCAGACTGCGCACATGATGTACTTGGCGTTGACACACCCCGCAATCGCGAATCTAAATCTGAAAATACGCAAGAAGGACATGGAGTTGCTGGAGCACGTGGGCCAGACCTACGGCGAACCGTCATACGCCAAGCACGTACAATTCTGGCGGACGGTGCGGTCGGACCACGTGTTGCCGTCGCTCATCGCCTTTCACATTTACATCACGCGCCGCGATTTCATGGGGAGACACCACGAAGCAGACGAAGCTCGAAATATGATGGATCTGTTTCAGTTTCTTGAACATGACCCGGAGGACATTCTACCCTTGTACAGCCAAAAAAAATTATCAGACGAAGAAATGTTAACCCTATCTACTAAAATACTTAAATAATCATCACTTAATAATCTCTTTCGCGGCCGTGACGGTCGAACCATCCTTGACCCATCCCACTTATATCCTCAACTTGGTCGATTTCAAGTACGTCTTCAACAACAATATCCTTGTCATATGCCGAATAGTGCGTTTGTGCAAAGACGTTAGGCACGTCGCAAGAACGTATTTTCACAAACGTTTCGTCGTTTTCAACAGTAAATTCGTTTATTTTACGCCCATTCGCACAACTTGACGACGCTCCGCATACTGGGTCTGTCCCGTCTGTCGTTAAGCACGCATTGGCGGCCTTAAAACGAATCACAGTACCCCTCAAAACCTCGCCGCCATCGAGGTTTGGTATGTGCGCGCGCGGTACAACAACTGTAATTCCAAATGTTTCTCGAAATATGCGCGCATTTTCGCCCAAGGCATCGTCAGGCAGATTCCACGTTCTGAGAAAACCATGGGCTTTGATAGTTAACTTGTTATCTATTTCGTCATAGTATGCTCTTGCGTAACCTCTCACCACTTCAAATGTGTATGCTTGCGGCGTTTTAATAACTCTGTAGTCATGTGCGACAACACTACTCACGAACATGCACAAAACGATAGCGAACATGTTTTTAATTTAATTTAAATTAAAAATGCGTGGGCCTGAACTTTTTTTCGTGACGCCAGTGCTCGTTTAATTTAATTTAAATTAAAAATACGTCGGCCTGAACTTTTTTTCGTGACGCCAGTGCTCGTTTAATTTAATTTAAATTAAAAATACGTCGGCCTGAACTTTTTTTCGTGACGCCAGTGCTCGTTTAATTTAAATTAAATTAAAAATGCGTGGGCTTGAACTTTTTTTCGTGACGCCGGTGCTCGTTTAATTTAATTTAAATTAAAAATGCGTGGGCCTGAACTTTTTTACGTGACGCCGGTGCTCGTTTAATTTAAATTAAATTAAAAATGCGTCGCCCTGAACTTTTTTTTCGTGACGCCAGTGCTCGTTTAATTTAATTTAAATTAAAAAATGGTGTTCGCGGAGATTGTTTCGATGTCTGGGACAACTCGAAAAGGAACGGTGGCATTTTCCTTACACATAAATACAGAACGAATTGACTATGAACGTATGCGTTGTCAAACGAACCTATAAAAGCGTTGAAGCGTTGATACAAGTGTTGATGTTCACAACCTATGCCCCCAAGTACATTCGATTTCAAGCGTGTGAAGGGTCCGTGACTGAACTGATTACGCCTGACGAACTCAAAGGTAGGATTGATGGTCTGAAGGGCAAACTATGCGATTTGCACCGTGTCGCCGTCCAAACGCATCATATATCAGAAGATTATGTAGTTGGTGACACAAAAAATTACAAGTACAATCAGATACAAATCTCCGTTACAGAAAATGCACAGTTAGTTGCACTTGAAAAAAATCTTGATGTATGTGTGTTAGAAGCTCGGATGGATGACAACGACCGTTCCACCAACCCTAAAAACGAAAATAACTCATTTGCGATAAAGCAGAGTGGTTCGGATGAACAAACCGATGTCACGAAAGTCAAGGGTGATTTGTGTGGACGATATGGAGACATATCCAAAGCCGATTACGAATCTAAAATACAGCACGAAAAAGAACGGCTCAAAGCAGAGGCGGTGTGGTTAGATTTTCCTATGGTGGATATGGAAGACGAATATGGCCCACACTGGAATAGAGGAGATAAAACGTGCAAGTCGAACAGTTTCGCTTACAAGGACGCGGCCCATTACAACTTGAATCACGTACAATTCTCTTTTCACACGTTTTCCCGAAAAATGGATGCCATAGCCAAGGTGCGTAAACCACGAACCGTCGATTTCGAAAGAGTCTTTTTTGAAACAGTGTTTCCTGAAGGCAACTTTGCCAAATACGAACAACTGGTGCAGAAAAAAGAGCACGATAATGAAGCACAAGGTATGAAGAAATCCACAGCAAAGAAAAAAGCTGTAGAGGGAGCATTCGTTGAACTTAAAGGTCCGGTAATGGCCATTTACGACGAGGAACAGTTGCGCAAAGCATTTACCGCCCAATGGAAACGCAATCAAAACGCCACGCCCCCTCTTAAAGACCTTATATTTAAGGAGCCCGTAGATTCGCCGCCTATCACTGTCACCTTTGCAAATAGGGATGTTGTGAGTACATATGGCAGCGGTTCCGCAACAGAGGTGTTAAAGATTGACACGCGTCTCCTCAATCACCCGGAGCACTTTAAGCACTTGGACGTGCCGCCGTTTTTCATGGGCACTGTGTTAAGGCCAGGTGTGTGTGATTACCATTGTGTGTATTTCGAACATTTTAATGCAATGGGACAGCTAACCGACAAAGGCAAAACATGGGCCACTATCTTGATAGTGCGTCAAACCCAAGTGGAAGAATATGTGAAACGCTATGCTTCGCCACATACATATTTTATTCAGTTGCCGGACAGACCCAAACTCGAATATTTAGAGGGTCTGTCAAACCAACAAGGATTTTCAGCGGGTGATTCCAAATTTTACTGTTTCCGAATGGCACAATATTTACACGAACAGTGGGACACCCCACAAGGCAGACGCCGGTGCATTATCGGTGACGACCAAATATTTCCCTTTGTACATCAGATACCACCATTTAATTCCAAACCAAAAGGAAATGAATCGGAGGCCGATAAGGAACAGCGTCTCTTGGCCCTCAAAGAAGGCCGTGGTAAAATTGTAGGCAATGCAAAAGAATTTACGGAAAACGACCAATACAGATTCCGAAATACAATTTTTGACATGGAAGAATGTTCGATGATGGCACCGGGTAATTCACGCTTTGTCATCACGCACGCGGCCGCGTTGATGTATATGGACAGAGTGTGTACAATCACTAAGGCTGGGATTGTTTGTTTGAACAATGGGCCTCCTGTTGTATCATGGAACGTACCTCTCAAAAAATCACCATCCGCCATGTGCATGTGGATGATGGATTTGGATGTTGTCGAAGCCGGTTTATTCAAACCACCACGCTTACAATCCATTTTACATCCAGCGTATCAAGCAGCTGAAGACCTTTTGCAATTTCGCATCGCGCGCGACCGTGGAATTCGTGTTGTTTCTTGCAACACTATACGTTGGAGAAAAGCCGCGACGGCGACTTGTTCGACAGCAGGCAGGTCAGATGCCTCTGTAGACATTCCCAAACCATTTCGCCCTATTATCAAGTACCATGACATGACGCGTGCTATCAGATGGTTTTCAAGCAAATACCATAAATCCAACTTTCCCACAGTGTACGAATGGCCTGACGAGTGGCCACAAGGTGTCCACATTAATCAAATTGACACAAAATGCTGGCCATTTGAACGATATGCATATTCGTACCGGAAATTAGGTAAGGCATTTTCAGCGCCTGAGTTTTGGATACAAATCAGAGTGGGCGGCGCAATAAAAACGGCGTATTGTGTACTACCAGAAACAATGCAGGTCCAATGGGGTGGTATCGCAAAAGGAAAACGAGGAGGACCTCGAAAGGAAGACTTGAAAGAATCCGACATTAAATATGACGGAACGTATAGCGCGAAACACAGAATGGCTGTCGCCATTATTACCATGTTAAACCGCACATTGGACGGTGCTCTTGAAGCCTACGACAGGGAAAAGGCGCAACGAGACCTTGATTGGGCCGAAAATAAATTGGGCGGAAACAGTGTCTCAGGTATCACCAAACGTTTGGAGGCTATGTCCGTCGGCGAAACGAAAACGAGCGCAACAACGAAAAAAAAAGGAAAAAAGAAAAAAAAGAAAAAGAAAGAAGAAACATTGACCTTTGAAGATGCAGATTATATGCAACAACCAATGAAAAAACAACACGTGTACCAAGATACGGACGGGGATTTAATATATTATTTTGAAGACGGTGTCGTACAAATTAACACCAGTGGGAACAAACTCAAAAATTGGGATTATAGCATGGAACATTTCATGGAGAATAATCCGGGAATTCAAGTCAAATTAGTGGGAAGGTTTGTCCTTACACAAGACAACGACGTTTTCGAAAACGTTGCAGAGCGCGTAAATGTGAAAGTCAGTGAGTTATATCTACTCAATCCTTTTTATGACGTAGAAACCATATTCGAAGAAGCAGCTACAATTATTATACCAGAAGAATAAAAAAAAAAGTGATTTTACACTGTATCATTTCAAAGCCACGGTTGACGTTATCGCATTTATTTTTTAATTTCCGTCTCTTTAGGCCATAAGTAATATGCTACAGCACCAGCACTGACGGCACCTACCATATACATGGACGTAATCATGTGAAAACCGACCATGAATACTGAACGCGATGCAACACCTTTATACAACTTGGAGCTTCATTTCGACTTTGTGACGCGTCAACGTAATAGCTGTATATAAGTTTTAAAGCATTAAGGGAAACTGTCATATATGTTATTACAGGTGTTATTGATGATGTTACAGAGTATCCATTCTGTATCGGCGCATATTAATATACCATGTATTGCGTACAATCCCCTGACACCACCGTGTCCTGAACATTTCAACCACGCTGCCACGTGTCGTTACGTAAATTGTCATCTGATGCAAGAACCCATGGTGCCCATTGGATACAAGGTGTTATTAGGCGCAAACGAGACGTACACACTCGTCAAGTCAACACATGCGGCTTCAAATGCCACCGTAACATTTTTGTCTGAAAACAAAGCGTATGTCAACCATTTATTTGTAGATTGGCCGACCACCCCAGTGTACGTTGCCCATGTGAGTCACGCAAACGGTTCAGTGACATACGCACTTGAAACGCCAAACGACATGTTTACAATGAACACCACCACTGGAGCGGTATCTATGAATCACATGCCAGTGCACGATGTTCAACACGCCTACAGTTTTACGGTCAGGGCGACGGACGAAGCGGGCAACGACGCCGCGTTACAAGTCTCTCTTTCGGTGTGCCCACCCTTTCACACCGCGAGTACCAAATGTTTACACAATGAACTGCCGAACATACGTCAGCAACAAGTTACAGCACGCATTCAAGGACACTACATCAATTCCGACATTAATGGCGAGATTCATGTCGTATCCACAGAAACAAATGTCAAATGTTCGGACGCTGAATCAGACCAGTTTGAGCTATACTTGGCACAAATTATGTACGTTCCCCCAGAAGATGTCATCCTGGTCGACTGTAAAGTCGACAGTGCAACAGGAGCATTAGTATTGACCTCTACAATAGCCACACATGCGGACCATGAGCACATAAACAAAATTACTCGCGATTTGCAGAATAAACACATAATGAAAAGAGTCGTGGCCGCCGCAACAGGATTATCGTTTCTGCGCCTTCATGTCTTGGCCACGTCCGGTGCCGTAATGAGCCACCCGTCCTCACGGGCTAATTACTATCATCAACGATATCGACGAGTATCTGATATATACCGCATGCTAAGTTTCCCTATCACGCCCAATCTTGATATGAAGGGGGTTGGGACCACCTCAGGGGCGTTGGTTATCAGTGCAGATACCCCGCCCATGCTCGTGCACGTGAGTCATTTGCCTACCCCTGGAGTCACGGGTTGTAAACCTCTACTCTCGTTCTATACACATGTTAGAGACAGGCTCGTGGATACGCTGCCCTATGCAGTCAAACAATTCGAAATAAACACTGGAAACCAAGTACAGCTCGAAACGTTGCGCAGGGACATAGAAATCGCACAAAAAGACGTACATTCGGTTCAAGTTTTCTGTGGTGATTTGGCTCAAGTTTTGAAAGTGCGTAGAAACGTGTTCCACGCGTACACTTCGGCGTGGGCGGATATGAAATTCGGAGATGGGACACTCCCGAGAACAAGGAAAAAGAAACATGGTTCGCTTTTTAACGTTCACAGCAATCCTTCCTCCCACTTTAGAAAGTCAAAACATTCTCGGGAAAGCACGCACAAGAACTGGAATACAGGAGAATCAGAAACTAACGTGTTGTCGCGTAATTCGAAGCGCCACTGGGACGTACCAGGCATGTCGTCAACGTTGTCTGATAAACCTAAGCGCCACTGGGAGGTACCCAAACCACCTCCTGCAAAACACTGGGACGTACCAGGCATGCCGTCGACGTTGTCTGATAAACCTAAGCGCCACTGGGAGGTACCCAAACCACCTCCTGCAAAACACTGGGACGTACCAGGCATGCCGTCAACGTTGTCTGATAAACCTAAGCGCCACTGGGAGGTACCCAAACCACCTCCTGCAAAACACTGGGACGTACCAGGCATTGATTCGTCTGCTGTATTATCCCCCGAAAGGTCCAAACACACATGGCAGAGAACATCACCTTCGATACCGTCATGGAAAGCACCAGCGCCCGGTTCGTCCACACTGAGAAAAGAGCGCAACCATGAACAAGAAGCGAACGCGAAGCCGTCTGTCCCGTCCTGGAAATCAGCGAGTCATACCAAGCGAGGTAGGTGGAAAGAACCCACTTCATTAGTGACATACAGACATAATGCGTCTTCAATTGTGGCAAAAACGCGAACCAGGCGTCACTCATGGAAATCACACAGTTCACACAACATATTCCACTCGCACGAGAGTAAAGAATACCCAAAATGGCGCAGATTGATTCAGTCCCAACGCACGAATTTAGAAGATGACAACATGCTTCAACACAAGGATATTCTGAATTATGCTCTTAAAATAGCTGAACACGAACCTAACGTGATATTAGAACTCTTACGTGATTTTTAGAGTAAAAAGATACTTGATTAATATTTATTTAACGTGTTAAAATAGTTCCGTGGTAGGCTCGCATGCATCGCCGGCGGTGTTATTGACACATCCGCCTGTGCACGCACCAGCCGTTTGGCCTGAGCAATCAACACCAGTTTCAATGACGGCAAATTTCTTCTGTGTACTTTCGCCTTGGTGATTCGCCCATCCTGCAGCATGTGCTCCCATCCAATCCGTAGCTTTTGCGTCTCTGTACGCTGCAAGCACTGAATCGAATTGAGCATCGGTAAATCCAAGCGTGTTGTACAGTACTTTTATCGCAAACATGACCTCATCACGCCCATGGTCTTCAATATATCCTACAGATGCAACTTGTGCGCGGCGAATCACACGGTGAATTGCATTGTTGTGTTCGACCGATGGGTTGAGACAGTTCACTGTCTCGTCGTTACCACTACTAGTGTGGTCACTGACAATTTGAGGCCCTGCTGGGTCCCTCAGCACGTTATCACAATCAATACCATTATCCAGTAACAATGGTTTGTAAACGTCAAGTTCAAACTCGGTAAAATCAGGATTAGCAGTGTTGTTAAGGTTTTCAGTGTTTGAAACTGGCATAACGTATGCGCGTCGGCTGAAGTATGCAGGAATTTCCGAATAGAACCCTAATTTGAATGGGTGAGTCACATCCTTTTTAACAGCGAACTTGCCTGTGAGAGTAGTATTACCAGTCACATCCACATTACCTTGAACTTGAATTCCTTTGTCAAACTCGGGCGTTGGTGCATTTCCGTCAAATGTCAATTGTCCTCGAACCTCAATATGGTGGGTATCTTGAAGACCCAGATAGACAGAATTTGCGAATGTTTTGAGGCCCGTTATAGTTTGGTCGTCCGTCAACTTAACATTTCCTGCATCCAGAGTCGTGATGCGTGTGTCCAAATCAGTGGCGTTCTGTAGACGTTCAGCGACTTCAGTATCGATTCGCCCCCCAAGCGTAGTGTCGGCAGTAGTGCGGTCGACAATCTCCGCATTAATTGCGGCATTCAAATCAGTGGCGTTCTGTAGACGTTCAGCGACTTCAGTATCGATTCGCCCCCCAAGCGTAGTGTCGGCAGTAGTGCGGTCGACAATCTCCGCATTAATTGCGGCATTCAAATCAGTGGCGTTCTGTAGACGTTCAGCGACTTCAGTATCGATTCGCCCCCCAAGCGCATCATCGGCAGTAGTGCGTGCGGCAATCTCCGCATTATCGGCAGTAGTGCGTGCGGCGGTTTCAGCAATATCGGCAGTATTGCGTGCGACAATCTCCGCATTATCGGCATTAGTGCGGTCGGCAATCTCCGCATTAATTGCGGCATTCAAATCAGTGGCGTTCTGTAGACGTTGAGTTATTTCAACGTCCACGTACGTATACAGAGCAGTATCGGCGGTTCCACGGACGGTGGCTTCCGCCGTAATGGCAGCGTCCAAGTCTGTTGCATTTTGAAGACGCGCTGTAGTTTCGTCTGCGAGCGTCTGTGCTTGATTTTCCAAAGCAAGCTTAATATCTGGCACGCCGTTGATGCCAACCGCTCCAGAGACCCACAAATCGCCATTCACACTAAAACTGGGTCCTGACGTGGCGGACACAAGGCGACGGGCATGCGACGAGTCCTTGAACAAGTGAACGGTATTGCCTTCGTACGTCATGGGAATACTTCCACGCAACCCAAGTGCACCCGTGGCCATAGTAGCTAACGTAAATAATTTCATCATTTGCTTTGAATACACATTCAATACTTATATACTGTAGAATTTTATTACTGACACGTGTTTTGCTCCGCCAGAATAGTATTGTATTGTGCTTTTAGTGCGGCCGTGTCATTGCACGCGAATATACTCGCAGAGCAATCACATCCCAGTAACCTGTTCTCGAGCGCGATTAATTTATCGTACACCTGTTGCAGGGATACACCGTTTCGGTTCGTTATGTCACCACTCAGGCGCATATCGCCCGCGAAACTTAATTCGAGCGCGTTCGATGACAACAGGTCAGAAACGCCGTTTCCGACCACAAATGCGTGATTGGAAGAATTAAATGTATTTGAGAGGGGTTGTTTGAGATTGTATTGGCCAATAACGAGAGACGCGAAGTGGTCCGCTTGGGTACCGCGTCCCATGCTGACTGAATTGTCGGCAAGAGCTACTGTGTCTGTCCCAAACCGAGCAGACGGCGTCCCGGACCCATAGGCCATACAAAACACCATGCTTGTCATTAAAAACAGTTGAATCATATTTAAATTTAATGTAATTTAATCCCTTTTTATACTGACATTCTCAAGAACGTCGCATTAAGGCGTTTATTTAATATTTGTGTGGTTATTTAATGCATGAGTTCCAGAACGACGTTGGGTTCATGTTCGGCGAGTCGCAGAGCGAAGCGAACCACGTCTTCGTGCGTTGGGTTGATGCCTGCTGCCAACATGCGGCGGGCATTCGAGCCGTGGTGGTGACGGAATTGAGACCCCGCCGCATGGTGCGAGCGGAATTGCGAACCGTGGTGACCGTGCACAGGTGCGGTGGTAATGTGTCCGTCGCGTGCACCGTGATGGCTTCGAAACCGGGGCCCTGCGTCTTTCGATTTCTTCCAAGAGGAAATCGGCTCCTGCCCCTTGAACTTGGACAGCTTTCCTTTACCGAATTTAAGGTCAGCCCACGCAGAGGTGTACGCGTGGAATGTGTTGCGCCGGATTTTCAGAATGCGCGCCAAATCGCCACAGAACATCTTCACCGAATGCGCGTCCTTCTGGGCATTCTCAATATCCTTGCGCAAGCTTTCCAGTTGTATCTGGGCTCCGGTGTTGATACTGAATTTGCTGATAGCGTAAGGCAATTCAGACACGAGCTTATCTCGGATGCTGTTGTAAAAAGACGTAAGTGGAGTACATCCTTCCACGCCCGCCGTCGGGCGGTTCGCCACCGACACTAATAAAGGCGCGTCCAAGTTAAACGTCAGGGAACCCGCGTCAGTACCAATACCGGCCATACCCAAGCCCGACGGGATGGGGAACGTCAAGTGGCGGTACACTCTTGAAGCGGTCCTGTACTTATCGTGGAAGATATCGGCGCGAACAAGCGGGTCGTTGACTTCGTGTGCAACCACAGACACAATCGTAATGGCAGCCGCCGACTGGCCCGTTGCCGTAGCTACGGCCTGGACAAACGTCTGGGATTGCGAAACCGTCGCCGTGATGGTAGCCGACACAGTATTGGGGGCTGTGATCGTGAATGAAATATCGTACGAAGCAGCCAGATTGCGACGCAGAAGCTTTGCAGCAACATCGAGACGACGCCGTGCCGAGTTCTTGCACGTCAGTTCGACGGCGGATTCGGCCACTGCCAGGTCTTTCGCCAGCTCCTTGCGCAGCTTAAGCAAATTACTCTCGATGCAAAGGTTGATTGGAGACTGAATCTTAGCCTCGCCCTTAATGACCGCTGTGACACCGACTAATTGTTGTTCGCCCTCAGGTGTGGCCACAGCAACATCTTTGCATGTGTTGTCCCTCGCGTCAAGTACGGTTGCGGCAGGACATTTACAGTCATCGTTATCGGTTGCGGCCACAGCCCTACCCGTACACCCGGCACATGACAACTTGTTCTGCACGTCTACACTGCCAATCAGTCGCGAGCTTCCATCAAGCTTCTTACCACATGTAGTCTGAGCCTTGCACGCGCTATAGTCATTGACATCGGAGTAAGTATTTGGACCACAATCTTCGCACACAGTATCTGCAGATGCCGTACCTGCGCCTCCAACTTTGACACCTTTGCCCTTGACGCATGTAGTGTGATTGGCACACGCCAGCTTACCCGGCGCGGATGTGAACTGACCAGCGTCACATGCCGTACACTTAGTATCTTTAGATGCCGTACCTTCGTCTCCAGCTTTGACACCTTTGCCGGCCTCACAATCGCTGTGGAGCGTACAGGTTGGCTGATTCGGAGTACCTGTAAACTCTTTTGTTCCATCACATGCTTCACATTTACGGTCTGCGGATGCCGAAGGTTGCGATTTAACACGCTCGCCTGCAACACAAACCTTGTGGGGCGTACAGGTTGCCTGATTATTAGCATTTGTAAACTCTTTTGTTCCATCACATGCTTGACAAACACGGTCTGCGGTCGCTGTTCCTGCCGTTTTAATAAAGGCTCCGGCCGCACAATCCTTGTAGTCCTTACAGGCTGCCTGATTCAACGCATTTGTAAACTTTCCTACACATGCTTCACATTCACGGTCTGCGGTCGTATTACCTGCGAAATCAATAAATTCACCTGCAGGACAATCTTTGAATGGGTCGCATTGAGTAGAGCCCACGTTTGCTGCAAAGTTTGCTGATGCGTCGCACGCTGTACAGGTTGCCTGATTCAGCGCATTAGTAAACGAACCTGCTGCACATGCTACACAAACACGGTCTGTGGTCGCTGTTCCTGCCGTTTTAATAAACTCGCCTGCAGGACAATCTTTGAATGGGTCGCATTGAGTAGAGCTCACGTTTGCTGCAAAGTTTGCTGATGCGTCGCACGCTGTACAGGTTACCTGATTCTGCGCATTAGTAAACGAACCTGCTGCACATTTATCACAAACACGGTCTGTGGTCGCTGTTCCGACCGTTTTAATAAAGTCTCCGGCCGCACAATCCGTGTAGTCCTTACAGGCTGCCTGATTCTTAGCATCTGTAAACTTTCCTACACATGCTTCACATGTACGGTCTGCGGTCGTATTACCTGCGAAATCAATAAATTCACCTGCAGGACAAGTTGCAAATAGAGTGCATGCCGCCGCGTTATTCGCAGTTGAAAACGACGTACCTGATACACATGCTTCACATCCACGGTCTGTGGATGCCGAAGGTTGCGATTTAACTTTCTCGCCTGCAACACAAACCTTGTGGTCCGTACAGGTTGCCTGATTATTAGCATTTGTAAACTTTCCTGCTCCACATGCTTCACATTCACGGTCTGCGGATGCGGTTCCTGCCAATTTAACACGCTCGCCTGGAACACAGTCTGTGAAATCCGTACACTTAGTGCGTGAGGCGTCTCTAAATGTACCTGCTGCACAATCTTGAGCCGCGACCGCGCCCGTTGCTGCGTAATCACCGTTTACATCCACACCTTGTTTGCCGATAAGAACGTTGTCGCATTGACCGGTTGTTGTAGAATCAGAGTACTCTCCAGCCTGACACACCTCACAGTTAGCAGTGCTATTCTTGGTTGTATCGAAATTAGCTTTAATACCTTGACCCTTGGGACATGCTGCTGTGGCACATGCAACACCTTGGGCGCTCCACGCGTCGTTAAATTTGTATTGACCCGCGTCACAAGCCGCACACTTATCTGTCCATCCTTCGCCAGGTGCACAAAGACAGCTCTCAGTGTCCAGGCCGTTTTGAGCAGCGGCTCCATCATTACATGCCGCGCATGAACCTGTTTGTGAGGCATTTCTCCCAACAAGTCGCGGTGTCCCGTCAATCTGTAAACCGCATTGAAGTGTCTGAGGTTTACAGGCGGTCTTTGCGTCTTCATCAGAATATGTATTGGTTCCATCACAATCTTCACACACAGTATCTGTCTCGTCCGTACCTGCTGTCTTCAATCCTTTACCCTTTGGACATGTACTGTGTTCTTGGCATTTTGCTGTGCTGACGAAGTCAGAGAAAGTGGTGCCTGTGCAAGGCTCACATACAACTTGAGATGTTTTTGTTCCAGTGCCCGCCTTTTTGCCTCTTCCCTTTTGACATGTAATGTGGTCTTGACACACAAACGCACCAATGTTTCCACCATCTACACTAAACTTGTCATCACCACACGCCTGAATGCCTTGTGCGCCGTTGCCTTGAGCATCCATACTCGTACCTTGGCTGCCGGCGGGAATATCAATACACGCCACGTTCGCACCAGTGTTGTAACTACCTACATCACAATTTTCTTGGTAGATATTTTCGCCATTTCCGTTCGTGACAATGCTGTTACCGGGGTCGAGGTCTTTGCATGCGGCCTTTTCGACTTTATCAGAGTAAGTGGTGCCTGTGCACGTCGCACACACAGTATCTGTGGTGTTTGTACCATCGGCTGTTTTGCCTTTTCCGATTGGACATTTCTTGTGGGGTGTACACGCCACCTTTCCAGGCACGGCTGTGAACCCATCATCGCCACATTCCGCACACTGTGTGTCTGTCTGGTTCGTACCGTCAGCTGTTTTGCCTTGACCCGCAAGACAATCATTGTGGGCTTGACACGTCTGCACTCTGTCATTTTCGTCCGAATACGTGTTACCTGTACACGGCACACACTGAATATTATTTTGGGCACTACCAGCCGCTTGCAATCCTTGTCCCTTGGGACAAGTATCAATATCCTTACAGACACTCTCATCTTCTATGTCGGAATATTTGTTGACTCCATCACAATCTTCACACACATTATTCTTTGTGGCATCACCAGCTGTCTTCAATCCTTTGCCCTTTCCACACTTAGAGCGTGCAACGCATGCATCCATAGTTGCAGTCGCATAATGACCATTAGGACACGCGGTTCTATTGACAGCGCCCGCAGCTTGGTCTGCACCGGTCACTGCTTCAAACCCGGCACCAATATCCAGGCAAGTATCATCCGTGGCGGTGGCATACTTATTGGCACCACACGCAGCTCTGTTAATTGCCCCCGCGTTTGCATCGCTACCGGTCACTGCTTCATAACCTGCTCCGATTGCTTGACACAAAGGCACCGTTTTACTGCCACCGTCAATGCTGAAAAAGTTATCTGGACATTTCTCGATATCAGTAGCACCTTTGCCTTCAGCATTCACACCTGTACCTTGATAACCAGCATCGATATCCACACACTCAACCTTAAGGTCGCCGGCTTTGTTGTAAGAACCCTTAGGACACAGGACTTCGTTCACGTGCTTGTTGTTGCTATCTTTCACAATCTCGTAACCAGCTTTCAAGTCTTGGCATGCGGATTTATCATCTATATCGGAAAATGTGGTACCTGTACAGTCATTGCATACGGTGTCTGTTTCCTTCGTTCCATTTGTAACCTTTCCCCTTCCCAAGCCACATGTACTGTGAGGTTGGCACGATGTCATTTGGTCTGTTGCATATGTACCTGATGCACAATCTTGAACGTTGACCGCGCCCGTTGCTGCGTAAGCACCGTTTGCATCCACACCTTGTTTGCCGGCAGGAACGTTCGTGCATTGGCCGGTTTTGTTGGAAACAGAGTACTCTCCAGCCGGACACACCTCACAGTTATCGCCGTTTCCTTTGGTTGTATCGAAATTATCTTTAATACCTTGACCCACGGGACATGCTGCTTCGACACATGGAACATCTTTGACGCTCCACGCGATGTTAAAATCGGGGTTCACACAAGCCACACACTGATTTACATTCCATCCTTTGCCAGGTGCACAAAGACAGTCCTCAGTGTCCAGGCCGGTTTGAGCAGCGGCTCCAGCATTACATGCCGCGCAATAACCTTTTTGTTGCGCAGTCGCATCAGTCAAACGCGATGCACCGTCAATCTGGTTTCCGCAAGTAGGTTGAGCTTCACATGCCGTCGCTCTGTCATCTTTGTCCGAAAACGTGTTACCTGTACACGCCACACACGTAATATCTTTTACGGCAGTACCAGCCTCTACAAATCCTTGACCAAAGCCACATTTTCCGATGGATTTACAGGCTTTTTTATGTGTGGCTAAATCCATATAGAAATCTATGCCATCACATGCGGTGCATACAGTATCTGCGGTGGTTGTACCGTAAGCTGTTTTGCCTTCTCCTTGTCCACAATCCTTGTGCGCTTGACATTGGTACACTTCAGAATTACCACCATCTTCACTGAATTTGCCGTCAACACACTCCTGGAACCCATTTGCGCCTTTTCCAATACCATCCACATTCGTACCTTGGCTGCCGTCGGGAATATCTTGACATACCGCGAACGTACCATTATTCCAAGAGCCTCGTGCACATTTTGACTGACCTACCTGCTTGCCCTGGTCATTTGTAACAATCTCGTAACCAGCACTTAAAGGCTTGCACGCGTTTGTATCTTTAGCATCCGAATACGTATTTCCTGTGCACTCAGCGCACTGAGTGTCTGCTTCGGCCGTACCATCAGCTGTTTTGCCATCACCTTTTTCACATTGTTTGTGCTCAGTACACACCTGAATTCTGTCATTTTGGTCCGAAAACGTTGTACCTGTACACACCTCACACACAATATTGTGTGTGGCATTACCAGCCGTTTGCAATCCTTCTCCCTTGGGACATTTATCAATATCCTTACAGGCGGCGATTTTGTCTTCGTCCGAATATTTGTTGTCTCCACAATCGTCACACACAGTGTTTGCCTTGTCCGTACCAGCAGTTTGCAGACCTTTACCCACAGGACATTTAGCGTGGGCAGTACAAACCTGCGTATCATCATTTAGGTCTGAGAATTCACCGACTGTACCTGCATCAGCATCATTACATGCTTCACACACAGTGTCATCGGTCGCATTACCTTTCGTTTTGACACCACTTCCCTGTGCACATTTACTGTGGGCAGTACACACCTGTGTAAGACTTTCGTCCTTTGAGAATTTGCCCAGTGTACTTGCAGCAGCATCATCACAAACTTCACACACAATATTTGTGCTGTTCGTACCTGGATTCTTCACACCACTTCCTGCTGCACATGCACCGTGGTTTTTACATCCATGTGTACTTGATGGTGCATCGGAGTAAGTATTTCCTGTACACTCTGCACAGGAAATGTCTTCCTTGTTCGAACCAGAGTTTTGCACCAACCCTGCCCCAATTACACATTGTTGGTAGGGTTGGCATGTCCACACGTCAGAGTTGCCGCCATCTTCACTGAATGTGCCGCCGCCGCATTTAGCAAAGCCAGTTGAGCCCTTCCCGGTAGCAGTCATATTTTCACCCTGGTGCCCGTCGGGAATGTCGCTACAAGTCTCTCGGGGTTCTTGCCAACTCCCGTCGGCATTCTTTTTCCGCGTATTTCCATTGCTGAAAGAACCAGGGAAACACGACTCGCAAATTCCAAGAACTAATTGCTGGGCATTAGGTTCGTTGAAGGTACCGTCCGCACATTCCGCTTGCTGGGTAGCACCTGATGTCACAGCAACGCCATTCGCATCTGCACCGAAGTGACCGCCCTGTACCTTATCATCACAATCACCAATTCCGTCGGCATTGAAATAACCATTAGGACATGGTGATTGTTGTATGCCTGTAGCATAGTCGCTTGTATCGTATTCTGGGTATATACCGGTCAGACCTGCGACACGGTATCCAGGTTGAGCAGATTTACATCCACCTGTCAAATCTTGTGGACCACCAGGGGGTTCACCGTTGTAAGTATCTCGTGGACATATAACTGTGCCTACAGCTCCCAGAGCCGTGTATTGTCCTGTGGCATTTACACCTTGATACCCTGCAGCTACGTCCGTACAAGCGCTTGTACCAATTGCATCTTTGTACGTTCCATCTGGACAGGCAGAACATACGATGTGGGTGCTATTTCCAGTATTCTCGTACCCTTTATCACATGTAACTCCGCCGCTGCCATCGTCTGTTTCACCTGGAGGATGAACACTACTGGCATTGACCGAATATGTTGTTGCAAGTAAAAGAATCGCAAATTTCAAATTCATGATTATGTTTTCATACGCATGTCTATTTATACGTCGAATTCACAATTCTGTCATCACGTCGACCCTGTTGTGTACATCGTGTCAAACAACAGGGTCTATATATTATTTCAGCTTGTGTGAAATTTGATACTATATGTTCAGTTGTATGTGAATCCCTTCTTATCAGAACGTATTGTCCATGCGTAAGAAGTCACACGCACTGTACAACATTACAAACCATAGTTACGACTCGTAAACGTATTTAGTTTCGTTTGAATGAATCGTTTTTGGGATAATGTGCAACAAACTACCTTTAGAATATGTTATGGCCCTGGTGGTTTTTAGTTTGAATGAAGGTACAAGGCTGCATAATAAAAAACATTCTTGTTTATTTAATTTGGTAGTTTATATTTTACATATTTGTTTTTGAGTATGAAGGGTTTTATCATTTCAATTGAATTGCCATGCTTGAGACGTTCGCTGATGATGTGTTGAACGGCAGTGGGCCCGGCAAATTGCAGTTCAAACCATCTGCGCGCTCCAGGCTTGCCTATGATACGGTTTACGATGGAGGCGTCGTCAAACGCCCAATACTGTACGTCTATATTCGTCTTGTGGTTTTGCATCTCGAACCCGACCTGGTTGGGGTGCACTGAACTCGCGTCAAACGTTTTCAGTGCGTCTGGGTGTACAAACTGCATTATAGAAAACTTTGGCAATCTCCACAACGCAATGGCTTCCAAACACACTCTCCTGTTATTCCGACCTATGGGGTGTAATTTGCCGTACAGTTCGGGATGCAGCGCTACGACGCATAAACAGAATATTTCGTCTTTCAGCATATCGGTTGTTATCGGGATGCGCGGCCACGCTTGCCATACCTTCTTGTAGTGTATACCCGCGAGAAGACGTAATACGTAATAGGAGGCCATTTTCTCGTAGGGTTGGAGGAAACCCGGGTCCAGCTCCAAACGTGTAGCCGCATCCGCCACGGCCTTCCGACAATAGGGGCGTGTTAGTCGCGAAGCACAGTGTGCGTAAATATGTTCGGGGCCTTGAGCGTCAAAGCCCAGTGTTGAAATCCATTCAGCGTACGTAAAGGGTATGTTCCAGTCCGAAATGACCATGTGTGTCGTTTTGTACGTTTTTCCGTCGGTATGGTGCCAGTCTTCCTCTTTTTGGACAGTGGTCCAATGGGCGTCTCTAAACATGTGCATATTGTTTATACAAATGTTAACTTTTATACAGTCGTGTATGTTCGATGCGTGTTTAATTTAATTTAAATTAAAAGTAGGGTGTGTGCCGAGATTTTTTTTCCACGGGCTGCGCGTTTAATTTAATTTAAATTAAAAGTAGGGCGTGTGCCGAGATTTTTTTTCAATGGGCTGCGTGTTTAATTTAATTTAAATTAAAAGTAGGGCGTGTGCCGAGATTTTTTTTCCATGGGCTGCGCGTTTAATTTAATTTAAATTAAAAGTAGGGTGCTGTGATTTTTTTTTTCCATGGGCTGCGCGTTTAATTTAATTTAAATTAAAAGTAGGGTGTTGCGTTTAGGGGCATGTGCAGTTGAGTACTATGGGGTTTGACTCGGTTCGACACGATGAGCCTTCTGGTCCTTGATTCCTGCCAGTGTATTTGAATCGTATCCAATCGCCACAGTGAGAACATGTGCAACACGCAGAACGCTCAAGTTGAAACCAAGTGTGACCGTGTTCTGTAGTTCCCACGAGAATATTACCCGATGAACCGGCGATGTCAAATACGCGTTCTCCTGACGCGTGTGCGCACCATAATCGTGGTCTTCCGTTTGGCTTCCACTCTGAATACATGACGCCTCCGTCTTCTAAGATAACATATGCTCCGTGTCGTATTTCCTTTTCCACTTGTAATGAAAGGATATATATTTTTTTGAGTACAGTTATTGGTTCCATTCGAGTTGAGAATGCATTCGTATATTTATATATCGTTTGAGTACAATATCCTGTCGAACTCTGTCGGCCATAGCAACCCACCCGTGTGTATGTGTGTGTCGTATGCACAAGTTTGACCCACGACTCTGTACCATTTGTCTGTAAACAGAAACATGTCTTGTATGTTCGATTTCCGAATAGGCGTCATGTGGCCCTTGAGAAAAATGTGGTATTCGGTGGAACGACGTTCGTCGTATTTGCCCACGTATTTGAGTCCGTCGTTACATATAATTCGTGTGGTCATCGTGTTCTGCGTAAGCGTTTTATAGACGAAACCCACCTACTTTGAGTGAATGTGATAACATGCGGTCGAGTACTTTGTCCAGGTTTTCGATGTGTGCGTGGTCTTCGATTAAATCCTGCACTAATTCGGGGAAAAATTCGATGTCGGACATGCATTCTTGGATACTGTAGGGTCGTAAAAGCGTTTCGATTTCCTCGCGGTTGTGTATGTTTTTGTAGAAGTTGACCTGTGGAGACATTTGAGTCTAAAAAACGAACTATATATAGTAAAATGAATATAAAAATGGCTCATAAATTGTGTGTGGATGTATTCAACCCTATGTTGGTTGAACCTTTGGAGTGTCCTGTGTGTTTGCAAGACATGTGGTCTCGAGTGTCTTTGTCTTGTGGGCATACGTATCATTATAAGTGTATCAATCAGTGGTTTGAGTATCAGATGAACTGTCCGTATTGTCGGCATCCGTTTTCGCCGCCGCAGTCACCTGCGCGTTTTGTACCGGCTCCGCCTCCTCCTCCGGCTCCTCCAGCTGCTCCGGCGCAGTCTCCTGTGTCGAGTCGCCCTCCTTCAGTTTCTGTCGCTTCGGCCGAAAGGCCGAGACGGAGGTGGCTGTCCAGCGTATGTGCCTTTTGTTTCGGGTCGGGACGACAGTGGCCACAGCCACAGATTTCGCCTGTATAGTTTTTGGCATGGTGATTGTATTGTCCCAAGTGTCCGCTTTGGCACGCGTGTGGAATTCGTGTATTGCCTGTTGGAAGTCTGTTTTCGCCACCACTTTCGCTACTCGTCCGTTGACTTCGGCGACGGTCATGGCATTGGTTTTGACGCGTACACAATCGTACATGGGCGCCGTCAACGATTCGAAGTTGACATCTTTCCAATCCCAGGGTCTTTTGACCGGTTCAGGCAGTCCCGCTATTTTTAGAACGCGAATACCAGCGCCGAATTCACATCGGACGGACGTGTGCATACAATCTTCGGATTGGTCTCGTTGTTCGGAGAGGATAAACCGAATGGAACATTGTACCTGGCTCCCTGTACATAAGTCAACTCTGCCAGTTATTTCGTTTTCCCCATTGTACATGTTCACATAATCACAGACTTTCGTCCTTTTGGCCTTGTATTTGGAGCGTATTTGAAGATTCGTGAAATCGGGTTTGGTTGTGTGTGCCCACACGGTCTCGAAGTCTACGTGAGATTGTTGCATGTCGGCGTGTGCCATTTTGACTGCTTGTTTGAGGCGTTGTGTCATTTGGTCGGCCCATCCTTGAGGACACTGCAGGTGTAGTTCGTGTTGGTCCCTCTTGAACACGTTTACGCTGGCTTTGGTCACCTGAGCCGGTGGTGTCGTGACAAACCATTCTCCTTGCTGTCCGTAAAAGTACTTGTCTGCGCCGAAGGTTTTTGTATAGGTGGGCGTGCGAGATTCAAAGCCGTGGGAAGTGAGGAACCGCAAAGGATTGTCCAGGTCGTTGAACGCTGGAGTCTTCGCGATGCTCATGACAGTCAACAACGATTAACAATGGGTCAAATCCCGTTTCATTTATGTGCAACTTATGTATATGTATCTGTTTGCGTCTGTGTTAGGTCATTGGATGTTGTTCGACCGTTTTGTGTTTGTGTTGTATTTGTTGTTGGGTTACATGTGGTTTTTGTTGGGCACTGTGTATGAGTCTGAGTGGCGGTTCGTGTCCATAGTATTGATGATGTTAACGTTGTTCAGTACCGTTGTGATTTCTTTGCTGCAGCTACAAATACTATTGTTGAAGAATGCCATGCAAGCACATGACAAGTGGTCCACAATAGCCTGGTCCGTTCACCATCTGCTGTTGTGTCTTGTGTTGTGTGCAGACGGTCTCGAATGGATGAATATCGTGGTTGTGTTGGGATTTTGTGGCGTGGTTATGACGTTGACTATCGCGGTGGTGAGTGGTTGTGCCTGTTTTGTGATTATGCAAAACGGTGAGGATTGGCACGCCCATATACATCTAACGTGTATTTCTTTTTGGGTGATGTTGCAGTTTATGTCCACGCGGTTACCCGCGGACAATGTGCTTATCATTCGTACAATTCCAGTCGTGTTGATGAGTTGTATACGTGTGTTCGAGGGTGTGTCGTGGCGTCAAATGCCGTTGTGGGGCGTCGGCATTGTTTTGCACGTGCTGCGTGATACTGGTGTGCTCTCTCAATTGTATTTTCTTTGGATGTTGAGCACGACCTTGGTGGTTCTCGCGTTTGTGCATCGACGCGCTATCCGTACGCTGGTGGTCATTCCGTTTGCATTGGTGCCCACCATATTGTTTATCATATTGCGTATGTGCTGCGGCACGGCCGCCTCGACCTCGCTGATTGAGGTGGTCCGTCTGTACAACGAATTCACTGCGCGAGATTTGGAACCCATCGTGTTGCCGTTGGACGAGGATGCAGACGGCGAAGATTGGAGTACCAGCTTGTAACCTCGTAGCAGCGATATCACACAGATGTATTGACCAAAGCATGACGACCTTTAACCCGTAGCACGCGTCAACGGTTTGTTGCGTGACGACACGATTTAAAAAAACACGCTATATAAACGGACGTGTATGAAAAGAAATATGTCGTCCTATCTTAAAGATAAGGGTTATGAAGCTCGTGCGTTCTACCTCAACGTGTTGTATGTGCTGTTCATTCTTCTCGCATCATTGTTTGCGGCAACTCTGAATGCCGGTGAGCACTTTGAAGTGGCCGGCAAGGAAGATTTCAGCCTGTCGCGTTTCCAGGCGTGCAAACTCGCTGGGAACAACGCCGCCGATACTGCTGATCTTGCTGCGGCGAACACCGCCCGTCTTGCGGCGGAAGCTGCCGATACCGACGCACCCGCTGGTATTTGCATGAAGTTTGGCGGTTTGCCGGCTGAGAAAGACGCCGATTTCAACATCGTGGCCGCGGACCAAGAGCTGTTCGATGCCCAGCAAGTGTTATTCAATATTGCCGTGGCCACTGCCGTGGTCAATTCGTTGTTGTTCGCTTGGTCTGTCGCCATGCACTGGAAGGGATTCGGCATCAGCGTACACTACATGCTGCAAGCTGCGTTCTCTCTGATCAACGTCGGCATGTTCGCCGGTCTCGTGGGCTGGCTCAGCTCCATCGAAGACCTCAACGCGGACATCAATATCCTAAACAATCTGTTCTTCGACGACCTGAACGTTTTCGCGGTGGCGGTCGCCGGTCTCGTGATTGCGGCTCTGGATTTGGTGGGTTCTAACCTTGTCATCTACTGGGCGTGTAAATCGTACAAGTGTTGGAGCGAATAAGTAGAACTTAAGTATAACTGAAATTAAATAATGCATTCTGTATTATAAATGACGTGTATTGTTGATCAATTGTCAAGCCTTCCGTCCCATTCCCAGAATATCATATATGCGGACCCGCCTTGGAGCTACCAACAAACTGTCAAAAGTGGTGCATTGAAACGGAAAGACGGTACGCTGATTTATCCTTCGATGTCTCTAAAAGAATTGTGTGGACTTGGGCCCGAGATGAAACGCATCGCAAGAGATGATTGCGCCTTATTTTTGTGGGCTACCATGCCGTTGCTCGGAGAAGCACTGGAACTCATCAAGGCGTGGGGATTCAAGTATAAAACGTGTTTCGTCACGTGGATAAAGACCGTCAAGGACGGTTCGCGACCAGCGTTCGGCGTGGGATACTACACGCGTTCGAACGCCGAACTGTGTTTGGTTGCGATAAAGGGGAAAATTGCGTCGTACAAGCGTCTTTTACCTGGCGAACTGGACCGTCGTGCGTCTTCGATGTCTTCGGTGGTGCACGAAGAGTCGTCGGGCGAGCGTGTCAACTTCCTGACGTTGTTAGACGATTCGTCGACGCCCGTGGTCATGACACCCCGGCGCCAACATTCGAGAAAGCCGGACATTGTGCGTGAAATGATAACGCGGCTCATGGGCGACATTCCACGTGTCGAGCTGTTTGCCCGGCAGACGACGCCCGGTTGGACGGCGACCGGCAACGATGTGCACCACTTCGAACAATCCGAAGAGCAAACCGAGCTCGCAGCCACCAAACATAAACGCGCGCGGAAAAAGTAACAGTACCACGTATTTAACTTTGTCACATTGTATGAACTCATGTCTACTGTTGATTTTTTGAGAGCACATGTCCGTAGCTCTATATCTGGCGACACATTTACCGGTCCGAACCAAGAACGCAAAGTTCTTCCCGAATGCGTGACGCCGAATAACGAGGACACTCCCGCCGAAGACATTTCTACCGAAGAGAAAATAGAGCTCGTACTGGGAGACCCAAAATTTGGAATGTTCAGCCTCTTCGCGTACCATCTCACAAGTGGTCGCCACAGTACAGCCCTGAAACGCCGGAACACGGTGTTCTGCTCGCACATCTTCAGCCTGGTCCTTGCGCTACCCATTCTGGTGTTCGTGACCCAGTGGCTTATGTACATCGCGGTACTTGCTTACCAAATTCGCTCGTACGAAGCCGGTTTCTGCCCTAACCAAGCCACGTGGGAAGGAAAAATGTTAATGGTTGCCATTGCCCTATTCTACTTTATCAAGTCGTTCTTTCTGTGGGACAACATTGTGGACCGCACTCACCGCAAGAAGATGATTCCATCCACGAGTTACATTGTGATGATGGATACATTTCAAGAGTTCGGATTCAATTTGCTGGTGTATTTGACGAATCTGTGGTGCATTTTCGCGGATGGAGATTTCATGAATATGTTTTTCAACACGCTTGCCATGGAGTTTCTTATGGAAATGGACAACGAATTTCAGCGTGCGTACTTTACGTACTTGCCTGGTGTTGCTGCGGACATTTACGACAACATGTTTGTCACGTACCGTGAGAACGTGCTCATGGTCAACCAAAAAACACACGAGTCGTGTCAGTTTAGATGCTGTAGGCGCGTCACGTGGCTCCCTTTCAAAATACTGATATTGTTGTTTATGCTGCTGCCGATCATTTGTTTTGCGATGATATTCTTCGGGGCAGCTTGCAAATAGCAGGTATAAATATTGGTCGTGGCTTCCGTGTACATGGTTTCGCACACAAAGTTATTGTATGCAGGATTGACTGCCAGCGTGCTTGTTGGGATATTGGGTTACTTGACGTGGAGTTCCGCGAAGCTCGCACCAGAGCAAATCAAAGGAGACGAAACCGAAGATGCCTCTGAGGACGACCACGGTAGCACGGATAACGAAAACGTAGCTTGAACAGAAACGACTATTTAAATGTACATCTTTATTTTATTATGTTTGAACAGGGCTTTTGTGTAGATTTAGAGACTACGATTGCGTCCAAAGTACCCGACTCTGTCCGACCGAAAGGTCAGAAGCGCTTTGAGACGCGCATCATTGAAATCGGCGCGGTTCACGTGGCGAAACAAAGTCTGAAATGGGGCTGCATTGTCAATCCGTTACCGAAAGACGCGCATCTCAACACGGCCCAAGACCTGATTGCGCTGTTGCGTTCTATGTATCAGAGACCGGATGCGACCATCGATTTCTGGTCCAAGGTACTTGTCAAACGAAAATCGTTGACCCACAATATGTTTTTAAACGACGAGCCGCCTGAAGTATGGTTAAATCGGACCACGATGAACAGGGCGAAAGATTTTGTTCGGTGGCACAATCTTCCAGAATCCGGGCCCAAATTTGTGACTGAGACGCAGGCATTGCGCAAACTTGTCGAGTTTACCCAGTCGGAACCGACCTGGTATGCACATAACGGCCGTTCCTTTGACTTTAAGATACTCAAAGGGTGTGGTCTTCGGTGTGGCATTCGTTATAGCGTGTGTGAAATAGACACTTTGCGTGAATTTAGAAAAAGAATGCCAGGCCACAAATCATATTCACAACCTACCCTGTACAGAAACATCTTTAAACGCGGGTACAACGCCCACGTCGCGATTGATGACGCAACAGCACTCTCGGAATTGTGTTGCTATGTAAAAACGCACAATTCTAAGACAACGTGTCACAAGACAACGCGTGGCAATAACGTGCCGGCGGTCTCAAAACCAAATGTTTCGCCGCTGCAGTTGCCAGCTGCTGCCGTCTCGGATACTGCAAAGACAATGAATCTTACATTCCGATTGCGCGACGTCACGTCGCATAAGGTTTCGTTTCAGAAAAAAGCGCGTCGTCAAAAAAGTCGCGGTGTGACGGCATTGCGAGGCATTGGCACTAAAACAGCACAAGCGTTGTCACAATTAAATATCGCGACGTGCCAGCAATTGAAGGCGGAGTTCGATAAACGCGGTGTAGAGTGGTTACAAAGAATCGTGCCGAAAGGTGTACGTTGGCGGGTGGTGGCACATTCGATTGCATCCTTCAGTCCATGAATCCGCTGTATAAACTAAGAGTTAGTATTAGAATGTGCTTTGACATTTGCACAGCATGTTTGAATTTATCGTGGGTATGATTTTAGGCGTGTGGGCGGGCCAGGCATTGCCCTTGCCAAGCGTTGGAGACTACGTGCGAAGCTATTGGGTTCAAGATTCAGCTGCGGCCGCCGTCGAGCAACCGCCTTCCGAAGAAGAACACGAACCTTTGTTCACTGGGTCGATGCCCTTGTCAGTGCCGCCACCAACAGTATAAATGGGCTTCCCCACCACCAAACTTGCGCAATGTTTTTCATGTTCGTTAGTTTTGTATGCGGAGTTGTCTTCGCACAAGAGTTTCCAGATTTGCCTAAACTGCGTCCAAAAATACACCAGTTTGTGGATGCGTTGCGCGCCAAAGTCAATAACGAATAGAAAAATAGCCTATATAAAAATCTTAATGTCAATCATTTACATGTCTTCTGAGTATAGTTTTAGCGTGGACTCTGACGCAGATATCCTTTTGTTGTACGGTCGACTTAAACGGCATGTAGTGATCCACGAACCGCCTTTTTCGATTGAGAGTATCATGTTTCCGTTCCTTCGGCGCGAGGGTAGACCTATTCGAGTTATCGTACACCACCGGAGCCGAGAGGTGCAAATCGTGGAGAGTTCGTTATCGCGCCACGTGTTGCAAACCACCATACGTGCATTCCAGCGCCATAGGTTGTCGGACATTTCGTCTCGGCAGACGTTACGTGTCCGGCCTGTTCAAGACCAGGTCGAACCTCGAAGAGGCGAAGCCACGCAGCGTAGTTGCCCGATATGTTTCGACAACATATGTTCTTCGGATGGATTAGCATTACCGTGTATGCATGCATTTCACGAAGGTTGTATTCGCACTTGGCTGTCGAACCATAATACGTGTCCTGTTTGCCGTCATTCCGTGTGACACATCATGGACTTCATTGTCTTGCGCCACATACACGACCGTTGACACACGCTGTTCGACGCGTGCACCTCGGTGGGGTCAATGCAACCATTTCTGTCAGTGTCGCAATCACGAAACAATTTTTTGTATCTTGGACCCTCCATGGCCATTATGAACGGCCTTTGCAAATAGCTCTTGCCTCTGTGGATGGATTTCGCGTGCAGTTGATATACATTCACGCACTTGTTTTTGAGTATGCACGCCCACACATCTTCGTGTGAGACTGGACAGGTTGCATTCGCCACACAGAGTATCATAGCTACGAGGAGAGCGCGCCACATGATTGTCTGTTCCGACGTTCTTAAATACCTCAAACTTAAATCCATCGAATCGCCAAAAGCGACATATATATCGTCTTCGCACTTTTTTGAATGAATTGGGAGGAGCAGCACTTGTTATGGACAGGACAAGTCCAAAAACTGATTTCGAGCAAACAAGAGTTATTGGAGACCGACTCCTCCAATATTTTATGTCATTTTTTTAGCCAAGTGATCGAGCGTGATTATATACACGAGTTGGCTTCGACAAAACAACGCATAAAAAAACTTGCGTCGAATGCTGTGAAAATGGCGCCCACACTGTCCGGTTCCTATCGCGAAAGGGCGGCGGCCATTTTGTGCGGAGCAGAGCCGTTGGACGAATCTATATTGCAGAGTATACGATTGAACGACTTGAGAAACGTAGCCGTGTTCGAAATGTTCAAGAGATGCGGTGTCACCCAGGATACCTATTTTGAACGATATTCGAGCCCCCCAGGCACAGACGCGCAATCTGCCGCGTATTTACGAATTGCGCACGGGAAAGCTGTGTGCACAGCCGAGTGGGCACAGAAGCTCTCGTTCGTTGTGAACACCATGCAGTTGTTAAAATCCGTGTTCATAGTGTACGATTTGTACGTCGGGAAGGCCGTGACTGTAAACGCGTCAAATTTGAACTGGCATGGCATCCGATGGGTTGTGCACGTGAACAATTACGGCATGGGAGATTTAATTTGGAATTTATTTCTCGACGTATGGGAGTATGAACACAGCGTATATAAGTAAACCTGTAACATCCACAACGATGTGGGCGTTTGTCGTTTTAAGTATGACTGTCGCTGTTGCGTTTGACCATGAGGATTGCACTCGTCGTCATTCGGCGCAGCATACCATGTGCCAGTACATGCGCAAGTTCGGTCGCGAGTATCAAGATGGTGAATTCGAACATCGAATGCAAAATGTGATGCACAAGCTGCAACATAGTGCTCAGTCTACAGTAACGGTCCAATATGGTCTGAACAGTATATCCGACCGAGCTTTCGTCAAGAATCGTTTTTTGAACACTCAAAGTCCCAACACAGCCGACCCGTTCAGACACAATCGTTTGAAATCGTATAAACTGCCCGAATCTCTTGACTTGCGTGATAAGTTACAACCGGTCAAGGACCAGGGGGACTGTGGGTCGTGCTATACGTTCTCAGGCGTTTCTGTGCTCGAGTACCATGCGGGTGTGTCTATCTCCGAGCAGAAGATCATGGATTGCTCAAGCTCAGAGAACGGTCCCTCTTACGGATGCAATGGAGGTTGGCCTGAAAACGTGTTTGAGTACGCAAAGCATTGGCCCGTCGTTCTGGAAAAAGACATGCCGTACAGCGCACAGGGCGGACCGTGTAATCAAACGTGTTCCAGGTCTGCTTTGAAGGTGTTGCGTTACGGTTCGTTGACACACGAAAAAGACGCAGAATCCGAATCGCGTATTCCGTATATACTGAACACGTACGGTCCTGTCAGCGTCGCCATCGACGTGGGTACGACCGAGCTGTTGATGTCGTATCAGAACGGCACGTTTCCAGCTTCCGCTTGCGGCAAAGAGCTGGACCACGCTGTGACTATTGTAGGCTACACCCCCGAGCAATGGATTGTGCGCAACTCTTGGTCTCCACAATGGGGAGACGGTGGATATTTCTATTTAGAACGCGGTGCGAACGCCTGTGGCGTGGCTGAATACATCGGGTACGTGTCTAAAACACAATGAACTTTTTTTTTTTCACAAATCGAGTAGTGATTTTGCTAAATGTACAACTGCATGGTGGGACATGTTTCGCCATGTCTCTGCCTCGTTTAAGACCTCTCTCACACGTAGTTCTTCAATCGACCCAGCCAGTTTGGACATCACACCTATCAAGTTGTGGAAGTCTTGCAGCATCGGTTCCATCTGGTTGGATTTCAAAAAGTGATTGGCGGATTCAATGGCGTCTTTACTGTTTTGCACAATGGCCCCTAAATTTCCAGGATGTTGTTGTATTTCTGTGGCTATGTTTACCGCATAGATGCCGGCGGATACTGTTGCGACTGTTAAGACGAGCAAGCACACTGCCGACACCACCGAACTAATTGTACGCACCTGTTCTTGCCACGTTATAGATGATTTCGTCGGCCATGACATTTACCACGACGAAACGGTGTTATATACTATATAAATTCATAAACGTCAGGGAATGCTATTGCCACTTTTGCTTGCTTTTGTCGGCCATGCGGCATGGGATAATGTACTACACTGGATGATTGTGAACGACCCTGACGCCTCTTTGATTCACATGCATTGGTTGCGGATGGTTATTGTGTACGCTTTCATGTGGCTTATTGTGCGCAAATCAGACAAGGTGCAGTCGCGCACGAAGACGTGGTGGTTGATGTTTTCGTTGTGCGGGTGGACATTGCCGTCACTGGCTTACACAGTGTGCGTGCTCTTGACCGGATACCGCATCGCCGTGTCTCTGCAACCGTTCATCCCGTTGATTGTGGCGCTTCGAACCGGGGCGGTGCTCAAGGGATATCGCTTGGCCGGGTTGAACTTTGCAATGTTCGGCACATTGTCTGTATGGTGGTGGTCACCGTGGTATCACAAAGACACCGAGTTGTGGAAAATATGGGCGGCAATGTGCGCTGGCATGATACAAGTCTGGGCACTGTCAAAGTGGTTTGTGATGCTGCCTCGCAAAAATAGTGCCGAGTACATGAAACACGGTATCGGTATATCGGTTGTGACGCTGTTTTTCGTCATGTTGGCGTTTGGCGGGCCAGAACACCTGCTGGCGGATTTCGTGGTAAAGCCTGACAAATGGTTGCTTATCCTGATGTTTGCCGGCGTCGGTACTGCTTGTAAAAATTGGATGATTTCCTCGTTTACAGGTAGCATGAGTATAGACGCCGTCGCCATCTTCGAATGTTTGCATCCGGTCTCCACTCTTTGCTCGGACATTTTGTTGCAAAGAGACGTCTTTGAACACGAGGATATCGCAACAGTGGCGCTTTTAGCCATTGGGTGGATTTTGTATCCCAAACGGAATATATAATGTATCCTCGCGTGATCAGCATATGTATCACAAACATGCAGTGTGGTGCCAGTGCGCCGCCGTGTTCACCGCTGTGTTGGCCGCGTCATCGCTACTCAGTATTCAACATTTAACCTTGTACGTCGATGTGTATTGGAGTTTTGTGTTCGGGACCTTTGCCCTCCTTCGCTTTATCATAGCGGAACACGCGCCCGTGTTCGGTATAAGCCAAGTCACGTGGCTCAATCTGCATCCAAGAACAGCAGTCAACTTGGTGCTGTTGGTGTGGTCGTGCAGTGTTTGGCAAACACGGCTTGCGTTCCTGCAGTTACCGTTTCTCGCAGCGGCGCTTCGATTTACACACGACGACGTGGTGCTTCTCGCGGCATGTGCTGTGCGCACGTTCACAGCGTGGGACGGTAGTCTTGTCATTATGGTACTCATGGTAATGCTGCGTCGCAACGAACCCAACGTTGTCCAGAAATCTCTCGCCAGTCGTGAGCAGAAATACCGATTCTTCATCCAGGCGACTGAAATCGTGTTACAATCTGCTGTGTTGTGGCTCTTGAGATGCGAGCATCGGTTTCCGCACGCTGTCCGTTGGACTCCCGTTGCCGTAGGGCTGATGTGTATTGGGGTGGCTTGTGGCTGGTGTCACTTGAACGTTGCGAGGACCTCGGTCTCTCGAAATGCCATTATTATGCGCGGCGGCCACGGCATGGCAGCATCATTGAAAGCTGCTCAGGCATGCCCCGTCTGCTGCCAGCATATCAGCTCGCTGGACATGGAAAGTTCTTTCTCGGGCCCCAGCGGCATTTGACCACAGACATATCGTCTCGACATTTCGAGATGGCGCCCAAATATTTTTCGGCGCTCCAGCTGCAGTGTAATCCGCAATCTTGTAGAGTTTTGTGGTTTGACACACCGTCGCTCTGTACGAGCGCAACCACGTCTTCGCACGGACTCAGCTCGTGAACGTACACGTGAATCATATCGTAGGACGCTCCAGTCTGAAAACGTTCGCCCTGGTCTCCATAGGACACCACAAGTTGACCGAGTGCCTTTTTCCCCACGCACACACAAGAGCCCCAATTCTCATACGCGTATGTCGGCATGCGCAGCGACTGAGTGCCAAAGGGATAGTTACGCCGCGCCAATTTGTTCGAGATGAATTCTGCATTTTCCCACACGGGCTCGCCGCGCGCATTGTATAACATGACAGGGTCACGTGACCCTCCTGGGCCCGTCATTTTATGTTTTCCCGCGTTCCAGCGATTGTAACACACCGGTTGTGGTGTAGTGGTGCATGTTGACATATATCTTTTGTACACATCCTTGTTGTCCCAGTTATGGGCCATGGCGCATTGTGTAATCGAGTTCGACCGAACAATCAGTGCTTCGGAATCGCCTATGTTGACGGTGATTATCCAGCGCTTGTGTCGCCATTGATGAAACAACATCTGCACATACGTAGCCCCGGAGCGCCCGTTGGGGGCATCGATCAGGATGGATTTAACAGTGTTTCGTAGCTCGGTTTCCACCACCTTTGGGTCTTGGATACATCCGAAATCATGCTCGTCCACAGCCGACGCGATGGAGACGGCTCGCAGTGCCATGTCAGTGCCGTTGGGGCCGTGGCCGTCTGCCACGACAATAGATTTTGAAGTCGACCCGTACACGTCCTGGCCCGCGACCGCAAACCCATCAGGTACCGGTAAAATGCGATACGCGTCCGCGTGTTTGGCGTGGCACACACCGTGTGCGTCCACACTGCGCTCAAACCCGTGTGCAGGAGTACTGTGGAGTAGCATGCGATGGTGCACACAACCGTTTGCGGACCCGTCCTCAGAAACCATGAACGTATCTTCAAACATCAGTGAAAAAGTTTAGCGTTATTTATATACACATCAAAGGTTAATCATTACTTTCGTTTACGTTTTGCGCGACGCATCGCTTTCAGCACGCGTTTGCCTTTTTCGATGTATGGCGCCGGGTCTTCCGATGTCTGGCATTCTCGCATGATGTTGCATTCGACTTTGTAGCGCTTGAATCCGCGAATCAATCCCCACAGAGTCACGGCAATATTCGGATGTTCTCCGTGTTTCGACTTGATTTTTTTGGTGATCGTCTTTGCCAGGCCAAAATCAATCATCCAGGGTCGGTCGTATGTGTCCAGCATGACGTTGCGCGCGTTCATATCGCAATGCAGCACCCCGGCGTCGTCCATAAGACCCATGAGACCACAGATGGCGTACTGAAGGTGGTCTGGCATTGCCCCATCTCTATACCTGTCGACGGGAAGCGAGTCCAGTTGTGGCATGACAATGTACTTTTCGGAAACCGACACCCCTAAGACAGCGGGCGCTGCGAACTTGGCGGCGCATTTTTGCTGCAGTTTGGCTTCCGCAAGGATTCGATTCGAAGATTTTTTGGGCCGAAACGTCTTCACAGCCACAGTCTCGCCTTTGGAAGCCCCCACACACATGCCCAACACCACGTCCCTGAATTTGCGAGACACTGACGCTTCAAAGGTCTTCCCTTCTTTCCCATCCAACCCCAGCTGGACCGCGTCTCGCAAAAGACACGCCGTAGACCATTCCTGCACCCCGACCGACATTACCCGAGAATACTACACTGAGTTGTGCCACGTATTTTATGAATCACTTATGTGCATCTTTCTCTCATGCACGTGTTTTAAATTAAATCGTCAATGTGTGTTTCTTTGGCTGTCAAGTATGCGGCGGTGGTTAAGGCGTGTTGGGCGTGGCCTTTCAAGAATGCTCTGCGTACCGGTTTTCTTGTATCTGCGCTGTATATATCGTACAAGTTTTGGGATTTATGAAAATCCATGTAGGATGTCCACCATTTGCTGGCAATGTCTTTGTGATTGGTTGTATGCAAAACCACCATCCATAGAAATCCAATCCACGGCCATATCAGAGTGTCGTGTTTGTCGCCGTATCCGTATACCCAAGCGTCTCGCGTAGGCCTGTTGGGTACGGGTCCTGGCAGACGACATGGAATCCAGGTTGGTTTCATTTCCTGGTTGAACGACTTGATAAAACTGCGGGGTACGATATTGAAACAAACGGCGAGAATTCTGGGCAGTGTTTCCTGCGTTTTGTATATTTCAGGGGTCCACGTGGACACGGCCCGCGCATGCCTCTGTGTAAACTGTTTCTGTTTGCGCTGGTCTTTTTCGACAGTGTGGATCAGTTCCATACATCTAATCGTGTGAATGAGTTGTACGTTCGACAGGAGCAAAGTACCTTCGTGCTGTCTTGAATGTTCCCACGAAGCGCCAATTCTTTCGTGTACAGAATCGTTGGCAATATGAATGTCAAGCCATTGCCACGCTCTTTGGCAATAGAGATACAAGGTTTTCGCAGTTTCTGGTTGGACCTCGAACAACCACCATGACATGATAATGAATTGCATGTTTGCGTCAATGACGCGCACGTCGTTGGACTTGTACACAGGTTTGTTTTCGCCCAACCATTTTCGCTGGAAGCGCCATGGCACCTGACCTTCGTTCGTCATCGCTTGGGTCAGTTTGTGCACAAAGGCCCGGACATGTGTCAAGTCCAAGTCGTTCTGCAATCTGTGAAATAGAAAAATGTAAAATGTATCGCGTACGCAAACGTAGGACTTGCGCGCGTCTCTGTACCACCCCCCAGAACCCTCCTCGAGTCCTTCCAAACTCGATGCAAAATGCGTGACAGGCGGGTCTCTATTTCGGAAGCAACAGCTGCACACATACACGCAGCATCTATAGAACATCACGAATGGAATACAAATACACATTTACAGTATAAACACACGTCTTATATAAAAATAAAATGTTTCTGTATTTATGGATTTTGGTTGCGTTTGCTGTTGCTCAGCAACCGTGCGTTGAGCATTTAAACAGGACGCCGAGGCTGTTGGGGTCGTATCGACCCCAGTGTACAAAGCAAGGGTTCTATCATCCGAAACAGTGTCACGGGTCTACGGGGTATTGTTGGTGTGTCACGCCCATCGGCGAGCGCCGACTCGCACCCGTTGGGCCGGGCCAAACGTTACATTGCGAAACCTAGACTGCTCATCACTGGCGCCAGCGGTTGCCACAGTTGAGACAATTTGCAAACAACGTCATGGGTTCGTCTGCGCCACGCGTTTGTTTTTCATAATAATCCACGGTGTGTTGTTTACATTTCGGACACTTGAGCACTGAATCTGTGATTTCTACAACACGCTCGATGTGTTTCGGATACGCTTCCGTCAACCATTTCGACCGGGCAACACCTTCTGCGGTCGATACAAACCACAACTCGGGCGACTCTGTGAGTTCGAGAACAGAAAAGTGTTGCAGCGCCGACGGGTTTGTATTGTAGTGCGCACAAAACTGTCGGGCCTTTTGACGTGGTTGGGATGTAGACTCACAGGCTTCGCTGACACTATGTACATATTCGGGCGGCAACCGAGCGCTCAGGTAACTATTCATCTATTCGTCGTAAAATAAATCTATTTTATAGTCCACATAGTTGCTACACAAGTGTAAACATGCATGTGAGAGTGAGGACACAACAGTCCGTGAACATTCTGTATATCTCTAATTGGCAAAATGTAATCGTTTGCTTGAAGTATGCGAAATCAAGCAAACACGGAAGCAAAAAAGACCATAGAACAATCCCAACGATGACTGGCGCGCGGAATACAACACCACTGTCGGGATGGTCAGTGGTCGGTTCGAGGTCGTTTCGGTCTACGGGTATGAACATGCAGCTCAGCGTCATTATTTTTATAATGGACGCGATGGTGAATGACACCCAGGTCACGCGTTCAACGGAGTGTGTCGCTTGGTATTGGTGTAGCACTTCGACGGACAGTTTGTTCTCTTCGTCTACGAACTTGTCTTCGAATTTAATGTCGTATTGATTTTGGTTTTCCGCGAGGCCCGATTGCCACTCAGAGATGACAACCAGCATGACAATGAAGACTAGGGACGATTGTACATCAAGGAGGACGGCCAATAGGCTGAACATCAAGGAGACGCCGAAGAAACGGCAAACCGTGCGTATGGTGTTGAATCCGCGGACGTACATGATTTTGACGTCACACCAAAAGCGCCCGTTCGAATCTCCCCAACCACCCATGTACACGTTCGATAAATCCAGTAGGTACATGATTGTCGTAGTATAGGTGGCCAGGATGGGCAGCCAGCGGATGTTCAACGAGTGTGACGCTAAAACAGGGGCGCGTTGAAAGCAGACAGCGGTGGTACATACCGAAACAACCGCCAATACGACGACACAAAGTCTGTGTAATTCGCGCAGATACAGTGAATCGTTTTGCATACGAAAAGGGCGGCCGAATATAGTGATGGGTCCACTTGTGGGAGTTGTAAGTATAGGTGTAGTGTCCTTGGATTCAGGGTCTTCCATATAATTCGAGAAACCTATGTTTTATAGGCACTATTGTTAATTTTTTGTCATGTATTTGTAAAGCGCATTCGGTGTAGTGTGTGGTGCTGACAAATCCTGCATGGACCCAAGGCGTTGAAAAGCAGTCACCACGAATTCTGAACAAAAGTACTTTTCGTATTGTCGTTTCGGAGAAGCCGCGAGTGGTAGCCACGAACATAACGCTCCAGATGCATCATAATCCTTGCCGAGTTCTTCGATGCTGAATTTTAAGGTTTCCATCGTTTTCGCTTCCGCGATATCGCTGTGTACAATTTCTGCGATAGTCAATGCGTCGCTCGGAATTTGAAACCACGAGTCGTGCGTCACATCTGACAATACCCTGACGGTCATACGATTGCCCCACAATGCGGAAAACGCAAGTGTCAACGTTTCCGACGTCTGCGCCACTTTGCGAAACCCAGTATCGAAAAAATTGGATTCAATTTCTCGAATTATGCGGAGGCAGTCTTCTGGCGTGTATTCGCCTTTTTGGGCGGACTGGTAAATCATTTTGACGACTTCCATGACCTCGTTTGGCGTGGTACGGATGACTAAATCACAATGGCAGAATTCTCCATCTGTCATCCACGTGACAAATTTATTAAACATCCCAGAGAAATACTCGATAGGTCTGTAGAACGTAACCGACAACATGTTCAAACTACCGTATCAAATATAAATACTCTCCTTCAGTAAAAATATGGGCAATGTGTGTTGGACTCCAAAGGTGGCGCCGGTCGTCGAGTGCATACAAGAGTTACAACGGGTCGAAAGAACGTTGCAGAACCTGATTGACAAATACTCGAAGCAAATCCAAGAACAAAAGAGAATGGCACGGGCCAAAATGTACAACAAAACAGATGCCATGCAACATATTCGGACCATAAAAATTATCAAAACACACAAGGAGAGAATGATAAGCAGACTAACGAATTGCATTGCGAAACGGTACCAACTCGAATCCCTAAACGTCACGAAAATGCATATTGAAGCTGTCAACTTGACGAGTTCTACGTTTCGAAACTTTCTTCAACACACTGACGTTGAAAAAGTGGCGCGCTTACAGGATACCCTCTCCGACATGATTGACGACGCTTGCGAGATACATCACGTGCTCGAAGAGCCACTTGGCTCAGATACCATTGACGAAGACGAACTCGAACAAGAATACGAACAGTTGTGTAACAGCATCCAACTACCAAAAGCCCCGTCAAATCCGCTGACCGGTGGATTTGACGAAGCGGAGCACGAAATGGTGCCCCTGACGGCTTGAACAGTATGAACACGGGTCGGAGCGCAATATATGGGTTCGAATGATACAACGCAAAAAATAATACGTATATAACTATTTAATTCCGTATTATTTTCATACTTATAATGCAGTCGGAGCGTGTACGTGTCTGTAGTCGCAATCTTGTGAAGGGCGGGATGACATGGTCCAAATTCGTGCCGCTGGAGCAAGACGCTTCCGTGCATGACATATTGAATTTGTTTGCCATATTTTTACTCGAAGGTCGCGCCCCGCCGCACGCGGTGCTACAGCAGTGTTTTGACGTTCTTCTACACACACAAGAGGATTGTATGTTTGTGTTCATGCGGCGCGGAGACGAAACTGCCGCTGGTATACTACACTCGCGAAAACCGCTGTTAGACGAGCGAGAAAAGCAGCTTTTGAAACAGTTGGGCGTCGACCAAACGTGGAATGTCCCGCTGTGGACATGGACGGAGAATCACTACGCGTTGATGGAATCTATGGAAACACAGTGCCGACAACGCGGTGTGCAAGGTCCCTGTATGGGCATATGGTGTTACCGATGATGACCCATCGGAAGTCCGCCCGGATTGCGAGCATAAAGTTCTTGGGCATGGAAATGCTCTTCCAAAGTCAACGCCCACTCTTCCCATTGAATGAGTCGGACCTCGTACTCAGACATGTCATTCGTTTTGTTGGGGACGACGGCCGGTGTAGCAGACGGTGCTGCAGGCGAAACGGACGACATCAATGACTATACATTGACGCCATCAATGGTGATCAGTTCCGAATCCTCATTTGGGAAACGGCCAACATATTCGTCGGTTCCGTAGGGGTTTAAGAACGTAACTAAAGAACTGTCCCGATGTGCGGACAATTCCGCAGCCGACACAGTCGTCCAACACGTGTCGGCTCGTAGGACGTTTGTTTTCGTCAGCACGTAGGATACAAAGGCCGAGCAAGTAAATGTGTCGTCTTGTCTTTGAATACGGCGACAGAGGGCAGCGGATATCCAGTCGTAAGGACGGGTGTCGTATTTGTGATTGTATACAGCGTCGTGAATGCGTATCCACTCGTCTTCTGTGGCTATCTCGCACGGCGCACGACGTACCCAAATTCTAACAGAGCCGGGATATTGTTGGGTGTAATGTATCAGGGGTGTTAGTTGTACGCCGAACTTGGTATCGTCGTCTTGTGGGTCTGGCTTTCCGTGCCACGTTGATTCCCATACAAACGTTCCTTTTAACGCTGGGCACCAAGCTGGGTCCACGATGACCAGAGCAGAATGAGAGTATCGAGAACAAGTGCATGTTTTTATCAGCCAATCGAAACAATTCATACAGCAATGTTTAGGACTTTCAGAAAATAACAAAATATCACCTGTTTTTAATTCCATTCTTGTCGCTGTGCAAGTTCTTTTTATACTATTCGGACACCGTCAAACAAATCCAGTTGTTATATACAATTTTGGGGGTAGGCGTGACCGTCGTACCCGGTTGCGCCCCAATGTGACAACGTATCGACGTGTTCGCGTATCATAGGTGGTGGAGTTGAAGATGTGCCGTACCACAGTGTATACGCCGAGTACGCGTGTCCCAACCATACTCGGTCCAGTTGTGTGACGTAGGTCTCGAACGTGCGGTCGTGCACACACTTGTATTCAGCCAGGCGCCACATGTGTGTGGCGTTGTTGTTGATAGGGAGTGTGTCTTTGAATTGCAATCCGTCACGCCTGTATTGAATGCCGACCTGGTCGAACCAAAGACCCAGTGTAACGTCGACGCCTTCTTTTCTTATAGAACGCGGCGCCGACCACGGGTGTACATGGATGAGACCATCGCAGTGTGTGTGAACACCTGCGTGTGGCCATAATTTGGTGTATGCGACGGGACCTTTTTGCTGACACACCTGTGGTTTGTCTTCGTACTCGATGTTTTCGTGGTAGGGTCTGTCGTGTTCTGGTGGTCGTGGCTTGTCGCCAATCCAAATCGAAATGGCCATGTGAATATGGTCTCCGCTAATGGGGCGCGCCCCAATAGAATGTCGTCCGCTGGTTATTGTGGTGACAGGGACACGTCGGTGTCCTTCGTGTTTCCATATTTGGCACAAATGCTCTGGTACCGCAAACATATTTGTGAACTGCGTGACCACGTTGGAAGTAGTGAGGCCGCGAATCGGTAGCCCGTGCTGCGTCTCAACCGATACAATCCAAACATTCCAAATCGAGTACGCCGCCCAACTAATGATCAACCATGCGCGCATTCACCCAAATAATGACACTACTTAAATACAAAAAGTGGTTCCTGAAATGGGTCAAGGCCAAACCACATGGTTCATGTACGGACGCGACAAAAATGACAGATGGACAGACCCGCTGTACAGCACAGTGGCGAAAGCCGACGACATCTTATTTCATATGGGTCGTTTCAAACACAAAGTATTCGAGTTCGCGCTTGGTCAACTGGATATCATCAAGCTGTATCTTTACCATGGCCGCACTCGTCACGTGAAGGCGTGGTTTGAAGAAGACACGCTGAAGATTCAGTTCCTAACTGCGAAAGCTAAAGACGCATGGTATCAATGTAAGCGTTCAAAGAAAGGCACTGTGTTCGACCAACAGTTCACCGCACTGGAGGTGTCGGACGAGTGGGTGTTGTACTTTAAGCACAATCCACCAACCCCCGTAGATTGATACCTTTGCGCCAAAACATTCTCGATACAGGATGTATGAGTACAGAGAAAGGGATGTCTTCGTCGCACGCCACCTCCAAGTACTGCTTTAGGTGCACTGATTTGACAGACGCTGGTCCGGCCAATGTCCTTTCGTGTATGTATTCTCCCGTGTCTGCGCGCAAATGTAGTGTCACTTGAACTGTTTTTGAAATGTCGAAGGACCACTTGCCACTTTCTTTTCTTTCCCAAGAGACCGACGGGTCGGTCCATTCTACACTAAACTCTAAGGGACCGTCTAAATTGAAACGTACTGTTTCTTCGCGGCCTGGACCTACCACCCATTCTAATTTATCGTATGTTGGGCCGTACGTAACCAGCTGGAAAAATTCTTGAATCCATTCACCTACCGAGTTTGCTTGCGAGGATATCGAACCCGACGCGTGCGCTTGGCCAAGCGGTTGTAAGCGCATAGGTTGTTTAGGGGTGAACGTGAACGTCGCGGGCAAACCGGTATGATTCACAATGCTTAGTCGTGTCGAACAATTTAAAATAGACATTTGAATTTATTAAACGATTTATATACGTCTCATAGTTGTTTTAAATCTCGCGCAAAGTCTGAAAGTTACGCATATCGTCCACCGTGACTGTATCACGGTTCGCCAAACCGGCTACCATCGCCGCTCCCGTAAAAATGTTCGTCAACTCACTCTCCGCAGCGACCTGAAGGGCACGCACAGCGTCCGCATTCCAACGCAAACGCTTATCCGTAATGTTCAACGCCTCCTGCGTGACAATACGCTTAAACGTTGTCGACGGAAGAATGCACGTCGCCTGCTCGCGCAAAGCCTGAACTTCTTTGGCGGCTCGCTTCTGCTTGCGAGACATCTTGGGGACGGCCTGGGCAAATGTTGTCTTTTTAGTCGTTTGAGCAGCAGCAGACATGTTTGTTTGAAAGTATGTCCCTTTATACCGCTTTTCATTTGATTTTTGGATTATGTGCAACATGATTTTGCTCTGGATTTGGAGGATGAGAGTCGTACGGGCTTTAGTGCCTCCTTTTTTATGTTCGTACCGTTGACCACCAGCTGCATACATCTTTTGAAAATGTGTTTGGTGGACGCGACATCCTTCGTGGAACATGTGTCTGTCACAATTTGCCAGTCCTGACGAGCCCACGGTTGTATAGTGCCGTGTACATCGTGGGTATGCATGCCCAAGTCGGTTTTCGTGCCGATAACAGCCACCACGGTCGGATTTAACCCTTCCAAGTCGCGAAAACACCGCGTCACAGACTCCATCGCTTCAGAGTCCATCGAGTCGTAGATCACAAACACGATGTCCGAATCGCGGATGTAGCTGTGCATCAACGAACGGTATCTCTCGGCTCCAGCTGTGTCCCACAAGGTAATGCAAGTTCTTTTGTCATTGATAGTCGACGACGTCGTGAAAAAATCGATTCCCAATGTTGTCCGAATGTCCTCCAGTGACATGCCCAACACTGAGCGAATGAACGAGGTTTTTCCCACACCGTAGTCACCTATGAAACAACACTTGAATCTCGGTACAAAGTCAACCATGAATAAATACGAACGTATGATTTCATAACTATATACTCGCCCTCCATTTTAACCACGCACTGGACGCCAAATCCACCAACGACTCGTCTTTGACAATGACGCGCGTCCAGTATTCGCAATAGCGTGGTGTCAACAAAGTAGACACTGAACGCCGTTTCATTGAAAAACACTTGGTCGGGGTTTCAGAATCGTAGAATTTCAAGTGGTCCATGGGGTGCCCGTCAGCCTTACCAATAAAACCCACGCAAGACACGTCAACCACGACGTCGCAAGGGCTCAACTCTGGTTCCAAGGCCGCCAAATCCTCACACGTCACGGCCTTGGGCCAAGGCTTTGCACGCTTGTCCGTCACCACCACTTTGTACAACTCGCGTTCGTCGATTCGCCGGATAATATCGCGTGATTTGCGCATATCCTCAGACTTTGACCGACGAATCACATCCAAAACAGTGTCGTCGTACTGTATAAAACGGTCCAAATCCACGATGGATTGCTCTATTGGCAAACCACTGCAGCGAAGCGCGTCCGACACCATGTAGTGTATCGCCACCACTGCAGAATGTCGATACACCGTCGTATGTAACCTGTAACGCGTCAGAAACAAATTGTATATATCTTCGTATACCTTGTGGTGGTAGCAAATGCACCCGTCAACCACACGGGCCGCGTTGATGATACGCATTGTATCCGTGTCAAACCCACCCTGCGACAACCCACACGCACGCGCATCGCGCTTAATGTACTCCATTTTGTCTACGTCCAAATGGTTCACCTGGTTCGCCACAATATGATAAAGAAACCCCTCCTGACCTTTGACAGGCGCGATAAGCGACTGTACAAAGGCTATCTCTTCGGCCGAATATTCAAACGACGACTTCTTCAACAAGCGTGCCACAATGGCCACAGAACGCTGCTCATGGTGTGCCATAGGCGAATCGCTATCTTTCAAGAATACATCATCAAACAAATGAGAAAACGGACCATGACCAACGTCATGCAACAACCCGGCCAACTGTACAAGTAGAATCTGACGACTGGTTATGGCCAACTCCGGCTGCTTATTTCGCAAATGCGACGCCATTCGCCCAGCAAGATACGCCACAGAAATTGAATGCTCGAAACGCGTGTGGGTTGCTCCCAACCATACCCAATGCGCTGTGGCCAACTGGCGAAGACGGCGCAGCCTCTGGAACTCCACTGTGTTTATAATATCGATGATTTCAGGGCCCAATTCATACTCACGGTGCACTGGGTCAAATATTGTTGTCGGATTTAGGCGCCGACGTTTCACCGACATGGCTTGCACAAAAAACGCATCGTAAACGGAAATACACATATGATTTACTTTAGAAAGTTCAAGGACCTACGTTCCACTGCAAGTCCACCGGAATGTTGTACGTGCGCCCCGCGAAATGACCGGAGACCCACGGGATGCCATTCGTCTTGGCCTGTTCGTAACACTCGAGCGTTCTCGTAAAATATTCCACCTCTGGCATACCTGTGCACATACCATGCTTCAGCCACTCCTGTTGCCAGAAATGTTCGTCAGGGCCACGCAACGCCCGCCACACGGTGCGAAGTCGAGGAAGCAGCGGACCCAATCGCTCCAAATCAAAACCACAGGGTTCACGAAACAGCGGCCAATGGTCTGCGTCGTACTGGGGCCACAAACCGTGGATAGTAAACGGGAAATCACGTTCCACGTCACGCGTCAAGGCCAAATAATATCCTCGGATTGACATCTTATAATAAGAACACGCTCGAATTTATACACAAGCCCGCCGTTTTAATTTAAATTAAATTAAATGCACACCGCAAATACTTTTTTTACACGAGGTCGTCGTTTTAATTTAATTTAAATTAAATGCACACCGCAAAAACTTTTTTTTACACAAGGTCGTCGTTTTAATTTAATTTAAATTAAATGCACACCGCAAAAACTTTTTTTTACACAAGGTCGTCGTTTTAATTTAATTTAAATTAAATGCACACCGCAAAAACTTTTTTTTACACAAGGTCGTCGTTTTAATTTAATTTAAATTAAATGCACACCGCAAAAACTTTTATTCAGTTGTCTTTATCACTCGCAACGTGTTTGTCCAGGACTGATGATACACAGTGACCGTGCTACCATCCACGAAAGTGAAAGTGTAGTTCATGCCGGAGACGACTTGAGATGTCACTGACGTTGGTGCGCCCTTCGCTGCAAGTTCGGCGCCTGCGTCAGGAAGTGCGAGCACCTTGTCCCACACAGCGAGCTCCTCAGGGCCGACGGCTCGAGGGACGGTAGTAGCGCCAGGGACCATGTGACATTTTTTGTGCAATTGCTTGAACGACATTTTATAAAGGCGGAACAACGTTATATACTGACAAACTGTTACAACTCATGGCCGCGTCGGGAAAAAAAACTTTTTTACATCAGGTCGACGTTTTAATTTAATTTAAATTAAAAGCACACACTATTTTTTTTATACAACAGGTCGACGTTTTAATTTAATTTAAATTAAAAGGTTCGTGAAAGTCGCAGTCAAAAGGGATTGACTGCGCGAAAGAATTGTTTTTGCAATGTTGTGCCTGTCCACGGAACACGATACTTGGCGTCAAACGATTTTAAAGCCAAAGGCCGGCTATCCGACATTACATTTATACCCGTTTTTTTATGTTCCATGTTGCATGTGTATATGTTCTATTTTGAATTGTTCATATGGTTCACCTGACCCTGCTCTGTCTATACCGAGTTCTCTGTCTATACAGCACTGAATATGCTTACAACATGTTCGGGTTTGTCCGCGGTCGTGATGTTCAAAATCGGGACACGTACACGTCCATACAGGCCGATGACCAATACCATCGTATACAACGCGGTATGCTTTCGATGCGGCATATTTGAAATATGACACCTTGTAGACGCGCCTGAATTCGCCCACGTTCACAAAAGGTCCACCAGTTGGTATTTGGAACGTTCCGCGAGGGGCGTCTTGGCACCGTTGCCCTGGTGCATTGTGGGAATTGAAACAGGCGTTCGACATCACGTTCTTGTTAGCTACTTAAATAGTTTCCACGTATATAAACTCGTATTGCGTTTTCATCATGTCCGGTTATGAGGAGGTATCGAATCCGTTGATGGCAGTCCCTGATATTCAATGGTTGAAACCAGCGTCCCCAACCGAAGAGGTCACACAACTTATTCGCAGAATTCAGCAAAAGCATTTCAAACCTGGCCCGGCTAAGAAAGAAACCGTTGAGAAATTTTGGAAACTCATCGCAGACGATTTGCGTATGTACGACAAACAACTCCAGAACACAACGCCATTCGAGAAAACCTGCTACGGGGTTTGTACAGACCGATGCATAAAAAGATGGGACAAAACGTATTGGGAATTCAAAGTTGCTGGTCTAAGAAAAAGAAATTATGTGTCCGAGTATAAATTCCCCGTCAAACTGATGTCAGTGGTGCTGATCTTCATCGCCGGGGTGTTCAGACTCATAAGGGCAAATCAAGACGGGAAAGCTTCTTTTATCGCAAATATAATTCAGGTGTTGACTAACAGCGTGGTCATTTTTATATATTGGTTAGATGGGGAAAGAATCATGCTATTACCCAAAATAGGCGCCATAGTCGTCTCTATCGCTATCTTGTATGGCATACTGAAGCATGCGGGTGCTGAAACAGTAGGCTTGTAGTATTTAAAGGCGAACGAGATGAGACACATGCTTGCGATTATTATTCCGTATAGCTCGACACCACAATCCGAATGCGTCCACCAATTTCTTTGTTTAGTAAAGTCAATCGCAAAGTACCTACCGTATGCATATATTTATGTAATTGAACAATGTAACGACCAACCGTTCAACCCTGGTGGACTTTTGAACGCTGGCGTAAAAGTGGCGGGTATGAGTGACACTGATGTTCTGTGCTTTTTACCTGCTGATTTTATATTGAGCGAGAGTATAATCGACATTTTTTTCACGCCTTTAACGGACAACACTGTTCGACATAGTACGCGTGTGAAGCGCAACGGTGGCGAATCCAATGGGGGTGGCCTACTGATGATGCACCAAGGCACTTTCAAAAGCGTCAATGGATTTCCGAACGATGTGGGGGGCTGGTGGTGTGGAGAAGGCGATGCGTTCAGAGACCGTCTTTTGCTCAAACATTATAACATTGAAGCAATAACCCCGCCACTGAGGCCCGCCCTAAATCCTAAGGCGAATCATCCAGACGCCTGGGAACAAAAGAGACGGCATAAAGCACACGCACACCAAAACGGTTACAATGAAGTATGCGAACAAATACACCAAACTTACATGTATTCCAAACGTTGCTTCCACTACTGGGTAACATGCTAAATCGGCACCATGTTGGATGTACGAACAAATGGAACCATGTTGCATATATAAGATAAATCGTATTGCGTGTTGTCATGATAGCATTTGCTCTGTTTGGGTTGTATTGCTCGTGTCAAATATTGTGGACCTTCGTCAGGACATGCTGTCCACGTTATTTGCCTCACCATATGAAATTGCTACGCTAAGTATTTAGTTGGTGTGATGTCTGACAATGAAACTAAAACATGTGGTAATGATGGGCGTGTTAACGTTCTTGTGGATTTGGATGCTTCCACTATTCGTAATGGGGTTTTTGCTCAGTGTACCCGCGTTTGTTGTGGGTCTTCCTCTGTGTTTAAGTGTATCTGTCACATTGCAGTACTGGCAACACGGTCAAATTATCACGCAGCACCCACTACGACGTATAATATCACACATCCCATGGCACGAATGGTTTCCTTGTAATACCATAACCATTGAAAAAACATGTGTGGTAGCCGTGCACCCACACGGGTTGCTTTGTTGTGGCGCCCTCGCTGGCATTCATTTTGTTCCTGGTTCGACGACTGTATTCTGTATAGCGCCATTGTTATTCTATGTTCCCATACTCGGGTGGTGTATGCGTATTCTGGGATGTGTGCCTGCGCAGCGCGATATCATGCTTCAATGTCTACGCAGTGGACACTCGCTGATTGTAGTGCCTGGCGGCGTGCCTGAGTTAGTACTGGCGGAACAGCGTAACGATAGAAAATGGTTTGAAAGGAGTGGATTCATCCACATCGCCAACGAGGCCAATGTTCCCATCCAAGCTGTATTCGTGAAAGGCGAGTGCTCGACGTTTACCATGGCCGAAGCACCGTTTTTACGCACCAGAGTACACTGGTCTTGGAAGACTAATATACCCATGGTATTGCCATTGTTCATAGGGTGGTACGGCACATGGCTACCCAAGCGTGTAGCACTCACGCTAATCACACAACATATTCGCGCACATGGCAAAAACGAATACTACAGAAACCTGAAACAATTCACCAGTTTAATTTAATTTAAATTAAAATGACCTCTCGTTGTCGAAAAAAAAAGTTCAGCTTGACCTATTTAATTTAATTTAAATTAAACGACTTCGCGATGCCGAAAAAAAAGTTCGAAACAGATTGCAAGCATAAATGTCGGCGGCACCAGTATTTCTGGACCACTAAAGCGAGTCACGTGGCGTGGAACATGATGGAATACGACACGTGCATGCGCAAATGCATCCAGGATTCGTTGAAAGTGCCTACGGATAGTCACACCTCAAAGACCGAGAATGTGTATTTAAAGGATTAATACATTTTCGTATGTCGAGACTAAAGCGAAATATTGTGCGGAGAGACAGGGCTTGTGTATTGTACGAGCGTGCCAAAGAATCGCGTTTACTCAATGTGGAGCGCTCTCTAATAGCATTGTTGAGAGACATACCGTGTCTTTCGTTTACCGCCACTGCGAAACCCACGCCAGAATGGCATACGTTATCGTACGTGGCGCAGACGGCGGCTTTATGCGGGTTGTGGGATACGGATATCAGGTCGGTTGAACAAGTTATGGTAAGTGACGCGAATATAGACAAGTTTCAACATCGTTGGGCCGTTGTCAAGCAGAAAACACCGTGCAACATCGTGGATTTCCTAAATATTGTTCACGAATGTAATGGATGCGTGTGATATTACAATAGTAGAACATGTAGAAAACGTTTCACATAATCTTTTTTATATACGCAAGTCGTACTGTAATGAAAACGCCATGGAAGTGCATATTATTGTCGATATTTTATTGCGTTACCTGGGCAATCTTCGCGAATGGTCAGTGGCGCGCGTTTTGTGCAGGCATACACACGATATTGTTGCGAAGAAACAGTATCGAATGGATGTACTCGGCGTGCGTTCCTTCATTCGTACGAACAGGTGTATGTGCTGCTTGAAACATGTGGATGAACCGCGTTGGATTTCTCACAAAGCAGTACCTGTTTCATACATGCGCTATACAGTCACGTGTCATCATTACATGTGTCAAACTTCTGCGCTGTTTTCGATGATACGCGACTTGTCTACAAGTAATATCCATGTACTCACGTCGCCGTTTCAAGTCACTGGCGACATCCAAATACCACGGTCAAACGGAACAGTAACTTCAGGTCAATGTGTAACGCATGGCCTGGCGATGATTCGAAACCAATATTACGTGATGACGCGATGGCACGACCACTGCAAAAACGTACCGTGGTCACATTATTTTGACCACGAACCACGTATAGTATTTAAAGAGTTACATTCAGTGGTAGATGCGAGTATATGACGTTATATCACGCCGTTCGGCGATGTTTTTGACCCAGATTTTTCTATTGGTATTGGGTTTATGCATACTTTACACGAGTTATGTCTGGGTGCGAATATCTGGCGCTCTCTACGAACCTTTGACTACTCTGTGATTTCCACCCATCCATTTTAGTTTTAATTCAATCGCAACACTTGAATTAAAACTCATTGTTTCTCCGTACATACAAACATGTCACAAGGCCCTCCCGCCAAACGCCGTCGCAAACTCGCGGGGAACCCGAACCACCACGAGCAAGCCCCCGTATTCGAACCGGAAAACGTCAAGGAAGCGATTGCTGGTCTCAAAAGCGGTCAGTACGAAGCTGTTGTCATCGACGCGGGCCTCGTCATTGCCTGTCCTGGCGACCAAATGGTTCGGTACTGGAATGCCCGTGCTGTTCCTGGCCACCGTGTGCCCGTGCCAGAACACTGGTGTGACATCGACGCCAAGACGTTCAAGGGTCTTCCAGGCATTGCTGGTGGCATGTGGCACACCTACGCGTCCAGTGCGCACGATTTCGCGCTCGACTCGCCCGTTGTGGACGCGATATTCACCGAAACGACCGGCACGCCAGATTGGCGGATTCGGCCCAACCGGTTTCGTTTCAACCCTGTGCACAAGGACGATGGCTACAAGGCGGCTCATATCGAGGGCCCGTGCGTGCTTTCGGAACAGTCTGGTGTGTCCGCAATCCTGTGCGTGACAGCCGGGCGGACCTTCACGTACTACAAGGGTTCTAACAACGACCCTCGTGCGCGCGAACTGTTCACACAGCTCGGAGGCAAGACCAGTCTTTTCGTACAACCCACACAGGAGCAACTGGTGCACTGGCCGCGCACGACCATACAGACGACCCAACCGGGCCAAATCATTCTGTTCGCCGACTCAGTGGTGCACGAAATAAGCCGCCTCGGAAAGAACTCGCTTTCGCTGTTTCTATCGCCGTACGACCCCGTCCAAGCGGTGGACGAGAGGGAGTTCTATCACGGACTGAACAGGAAGCAAGCGATTGCCCGAAAGAAATCGCTGACGGTATCCCCGCCGCTCCCAACGACTCTGATGCTGCCGGGACAGCGGCGGCAACACCCCAAGGAATATTTCGGCCTCTCGAGGCGCGAAACGGAGATTTTCGGAGCCTTGTTCCACTCGACAGGCGCGTACTGGCCTTCGGACAAGCCTACGTTCTTCCTTATGCACATGATGGCGTTCAATGCGTTCAAACCGAAGCTCTTGCCCTTCTGCTTCGATGCCAACGGGAAATACAACTACGAAATTATCACACCGGAACTGGTAGCCGGCTGCGAAGATTTTGACCACGGTTACTTTGAGAAACTGCCCTTCGCGACCGTTTCCGACGACGAAGTTGCGGCCATGCGCGCCAAATACACGGGCATTCCCGAAGCAGCATGGCCGCTCGTCAAATACTGGACGAAGGATATCCGTCAGTGTTCCGACAATGTCTGCCTGCGCCGGGGATTCATTCGCAGCGTTGAATGACCGTCTTTACAACGAATATATAGGTACACAACTAAACTAAAATGAAACACTGTTGCGATAATGTCAAGTATACCATCTGGTCGACGTCGACGCTCCTGTCTTTATCTTTTATTCTGTTCGCCACGTTCCACACGGGCACCTTGAACAATCTTGGTTCGTCCGTATTCGCGGTGGCGCTGTTGGTCTTCCTGGTGGACATGGTGTACGGCACGTGCTGGTTGTGCGCGCGCGCGTGCTCACGTTAAAACTTCAGGAGTGTCTTGGTTGTGTCTGCAGTTTTCGCGGGCTTTTTGGCGACAGGGTCTTTGCTCTTGGAGGCATACATCACCGCTACGAGAATACCGATGAGGACGAGGGCACCGACCCCACCACCAATGACCATGGGCAGCGTGGTGTCCTGTCCGCCGCCGCCGCCCGTTCGGTGACCCGCGGGTTCAACGTCGTTGCAGTGGTAGCCGAGTTTGCCGAGCACGAAGAGCGTATCGTCGCTTAAAGTGTGGTGACAGGTGGATTTCTGCAGCGACTTGGACATGAGCTGTGACGGCGGGTCTTCGTGGCTCAAGCTCGAACCCGGCTCGTAGTGTTGGGGGTTGTAGATGCGTACATGGTCGATGTAGACGGGGTCTCCGAATTCGCCAGTGTATCTGTCCTGCGCGATCACCGACTGTTGGTGAATGTCTGTGAGCAACATGTCGAAGGTCGAAGGCCACGCACGTTTGTCCCCGTCGACGGTGCTCATGTAACCGAGACCGTGGAGCAGCTCGTGCATCATCACCGAGTCGAGGTCGTAATGCGAAGTTGGTTTTTGCGCGCATTCGCCCGCCCACCACAGAAAGCGTGTATTGAACTCGATGTCGAAGCGCAGCGCGGGCGCGTACACGCCGTCTACCTTTTGTTCCATGTACGTCCACGTGGTCGCCAGACTGTTCGACAACGCGTGCTTCCACGCGACCGAGTATTGTACCGCGGGGATGTGGCACGCGTTTCTCAACGTTGCCAGGGATGTTTCGACGTGTGTTTGGAGGGAGATGGTCTGGTCGGAGTGTCCGAATTCCTCCCTTGTCAACAGGGATTCGGGAGGGACAATGTGGTCAAGGCGAAACCGTTTCATGACGCGGCAACGTGACCACCTTTTATATGCGTAATCGAGGGACTCGTACGTCGTCGTGTGTGCTTCCAAATCAGAAAGGAGTATAAATTTTTAATTCTAAATAAATAAACCATGGGCAATTGTTTGTATGTGGTGATAGCTGTCCGCGAGCAGCGTGTGGCGACACACTGTTCATTCAAAGGGCGCGATGAATACCGTGGTGTTTTCGTGCACCCACTTCAACACACCACAGTCCATGAAGACGAGTGTTGAGAACGTGGCGGACGGCTGCACGAATCTGAATATGCGTCTGGCGACCAGTGCGTCCGCGGTGAATTTTCGTGAGGCTTGTGGTTTTTCACGGGCTTGAATGGCAGCGGCCCACCTGCCTTTGGAGTGTTTGAGTGTCACGGAGCGCTTGGATTTGTTGCAATTGAGTTCGCAAGTGCCTTTGACCGGGAGAGACTTCCACATGTTGTGCCAGTATGTAGTGGGCACCACGAGCTCGACGTCACTGGCATGGTCTGGAATCACATTATCGTCGACGAGTTTGATGTTCGGAAAGTGGTACTGAACTGCAGAGCAAGAGGTCTCCGCCGTGACAGTCATTTTGTTGTCATGTATGTCTAAGGTTATGTGCGGGAAGTCCTTGAGCATCCGTATGAAGGCGCGCATGCCTTCGGTCACGTTGAACGTGACATGACCGGTCTTGTGTACCTTGCGCGTGATGACGCGCATGCCCGCGCCTCCATTCAGAAAGATGGTGACTTTGAGCTGTTCACCGTCGATGGCAACCACGGGTAACATGTCTTGTTTTGTGGTGCCGCCCCAGGCCTGGTCCAACCATTCCGTGGAAATATGTACAGATGCCATATTGATTTAAATTAAAAAATGAAACGTCATATCGTCAGTAGCATATGTTCATACAATTCTAAATCAAGTATAAAGCACGTGTTGTATTAAACAATGACCAAGCGTCTGCGAGACGGCCCGGTCGTTTTGCAGTCAAAACGACCCTGCGCGGGGTTTTCACCCGTGCCATCACGCATGAAACGAAAGCGCGAAAACGTAGAAGAGTATGCGAAGCGCTTCAGACTGGCGGAACCGTGCGAAACAACGTGTGTGGGTGTGAAGCGTTCGGCCGGATGTTTCGACCAAGAATTGCGGCGCCTTGAGAAAAGGATGCGCGCTTCGGTGCCCACTGCGGAAGAGGCCATTGCGTTCCTCGTGCCCCATATCATGCAGCTGCGAGGACTGTACAACGCCGAAAAGGAGCGCGCGACCGAGCTGACGTCTAAGAACGTCGTACTTCGGCGCGCTTGCTTGCACTTGTTGCAGGAGAAGCAGAAACTACAGGGTCAATTGGAGGTGTCGCAATACCGTCTGACTTTAACCGGTACAAAGCCCTATGACGCTTGGCCCACAGAATAATTTCCACGCAAGCAACAATGGACGACGCTATTGCGAGGGGGTAATCTTTCTTTAGCGCTCCGTATGTCGCCCACGTGATGCCGCCGGTGCACCTAAGAAGCAATGAGCCCACGCTGAGTGTTTGAGGCGTCGTAGAACATAGCTGTGGCATAGAGGCAGAAGTGGAACAGACAGCGGCGAATATGCCCAGGTATTCAGTCGCGTTCATTACAAATCCAAGCCAGCGTATCATTTTAATGTATATAGGTTGTTTTTTATTCATGCTGAAATGTCGCGCAGACCTGGTACTGGGTCAAGTGAAACAGATTCGATGATTCAATCTGACATAGAGTCCGGGAAGATGAAGTCTGACACGGTGTACGAGTTGATGAAACTGCGCGACTTGCAATCGTTTATTTCTAAAATATATTGGCTGGTGGTCTTGTGTTTCTTCGCCGTCGGGTGTATATTGGCATTGGTCTTGACAGATGGGACGTTCAGCGATGTGTTTATGGCTGAGAATCTGTTATCGTCAGTCGGCGTCTCTGCATACATTATGCTGATGGCGTTGATGGTCATGTGCAACAACCACGGAGAGATGCGAATCATTTTGCTGTTAACCATACTATTCTTCACGGGGTGCTTGTCTGGGTTCATGTTGGCTCTGCATTTACTTGACATAAACATATCACTCCAATCTACAAAGACTTGATTAATTTGCATTCATTATTCCACCATTCGAGACCTTCTGTAAATCCCCTTTCTTCAAAAATGGCCTGACCTTGCTGTGCGATGAACAGCACAGTTGCGCGTCGTGTGGCTTTTTTGCTACTGTGACGCTTTGATGTCAGTACAGAGCCGTCTGGGTAGAGCCTGGGCACCCCGGCCCTGTGTCGTTCGTCGTCGAAGGCGGTCATGTCAATAAACAAAAGGTCCAACCATGTCTTGAACATGGCGATAATATCTTCGTCGCTGTCTGATTTCGTTTCGAGCCACGCAGAGGCGACGGGTCGCCAATGTTCGATGAGATTGTACACGGCATCCGGTTTACGTTCTTGGCTGTATCGGACACGACATTTTACCCACCAATGTGCATAAGACTGGGGAATGGATTTGTCGATGACAACACGGTTGACGAGAGCTTCGGGCCATTTGACTTCGATATACTGCAGCATGGCGGTTTCTGTGTATGGAAAAAGGGGGTCCGACAACCAGTTGTTCATCTCGGGACTCTGAAACCAAACTGGGTTTTTCTCGACACTCATCTTTGATGCTGTCAGCGTGACCCTTTATAGTGTACACGGATTGTACCAATGAAGTATATATGCGGCGAGTTGTTCATAAATGATTGTGGTCGCGATAGACCCGGGTCTTCGAAATCTGGGTTGGTCCGTGTACGACACCAACAAAGAGATATTCGTCAGTTTTGGGCGGTACGACTTGTTGAAAGACCAGCCAAAAGCCAAGCACACGAAATACACGAATTTGGTCCGCGATTTTGTGGAAGCTTCCAAGGACGTATTCGACATAGCGGATGCAATCGTCATCGAAATACAGATGGTGGCAAAGTTCAAAGTCATTCAAACAGCGTTCGAATGTTTTTTCTGGGAAAAATCGCATCTCATTTCGCCAAGGTCGGTCCGCTGTCACTTTGACATTAGCACAGGAAACTATTCGAAAAATAAAAAAGCGTCGGTCAACAAAATTTCAGAACTCGACATCCCACACAAGAACAAAATTTGGTTCGAGCGCTTCGACAAATCAAAACGCGACGATGTCGCCGACGCTATTTTAATCGCTCTGTACTACGTACAAAAAGGTTACAAAAAAAGAAAAATGAAATAAAGTATTTATGTGCAGTCTGTCTTATGTAAAATGTTACAACACGTAATGACTCTGTTTTGTTTCTTGTGGTTTTTCAGAGTGTGGGTGTGTTTGTTCGGGGCCCCGTTTCGCCTCTGCGGTCGGACCGTACTGTTTGCGTTTCAATCGGTGAAGGAATGTTATACAAAAGTTGCCTATGTAGCCGAATATGCGCGCATACAGAGAGAGAAGCCCCCCCAGAATACCACACGCCTCGAAAAGTGACTTTTTCGCCTGGAAAACGTGAAACCCATACATAATCACGACACCGACGCACAGCGAGCCGCCTATTTGCTGTATGCGCGTGAAGACGATTTGAAATCGCCGCCGCAGTTCTGGGTCTGCGTCCTCAATGTCTTCCAAATCCTCGTACGTCAACTTGCGGGTGTGCATACGCCGTGTCACCCACGGGAGTTCGTTAAACACCAAGTACGCGACGACAACGCCGGCGGGAACCATGTACACCTCGTGGCGAAGTTCAGGCAATGCGCCAAGCGAACACAGTGCAATGACAGCCAATATAACCCACATTATATCACCCACGAAACACATAAATACAACATATGTGCAAACACAAATGCTGGATATGAGGACAACTGCCAGTGGAAAGTCTATGCATCACAGCATGACCGAACCGTTGTATTTGACATTTAAAGGCTTTACAGCGGTTTGCACGCCGCACATGATCGACCAAACTCTCCAACGCACAAACACAGCGGTCGTGGATTTTCTACACGAGCACGGAGCCAATTTGACTGACGTATACACCACCTGCAGGCCTGGAGCCTGTCACTGGGTAGCTATCGAACGATATATCATGTACGTCAAACGCCGATACAATACTCACCGTCACAGGAACGAATTGGAACTCATATCCTTGACACCAAGCAATTTTGTACATACGAAAACAAACAAAATCGCCTGTAGACTACAAAACACCACACGAAAAAGCCAAAGTGCTTTCCCCTCGTGGTTCGCAGAGGACGAACAGTACAGCATATAAACATGCGATAAAATAAGGTACATATGCGCGATATTTTTTTCTATATTTCTACTGCTGTATTCATGACGGGGTTTGTCTTACTCGTGGTGTTTCGATTGGTGTTTGATTCCCTTACGGCGTTCATGTACATTGTTCCGGTGTATTTGATGTTCTCTGGAGCCGCGACGGCGGCTCTTGTGTCCTGTTTTGAACCAAGACGGGAGTTACAGAGTCACGAGACACAGCAGCTAGTGCGTCATGAAACTGAAGAACATGATGACTTTTCTGACGATTCGTCGTTTCCCACTGACGCAACCACCGTGTGAGCCACTTATCAGTGTGGTCTCGCAACGACGTTTTTAAAGACGGCTTGTAACGAACAATACGCTGCCAGCGACTGTTGAATGTATCCAATTTTTTAAGATTCATCTCTGCTTCCGTCAACTGTACTGCTGCTGCTTTGAGCGCGTCGTCGTCTTGCGAATCTGCGTTTTTCAACGTCGCTAAAGCAGATTCGCAAGACAAGGTCATATGACGCAGGTTTTCATCATAGTCGTCAATCCACGACAATACGTAGTTCCGAACGTCCTCAAAGTCCACTTGTTCACCGGACCATTTGTTGTCCGGCACAGATGAGTCGTGCTGTGTCACTTCTGACACCTGCATCAACAGGGCTGTATACTGGTGCTGTTGTTTCGTTTCTTGCGCGACCGCCTTTGCAATGTTGGAGAGTGACAGCCAGTGCTCGACGAACGGATGTTCGCGCTTCTGCCTCTTGTCGCCAGGCATAATCTTCTTGCCCAGGCGCCGTTTGTTGCGCGACATGTGCTGTACCAGCGCCGCTCCTAAATAGACGTTTCTTGTGTTACACCACGGAGCAGGCGCAAACTCGCGATAGGGACGAGGTCCAAACAATGACATACCAGCATCAGCTTCCACAGATTTGTAAAGTTCTCAGAAGTCACACCAAACACGCTGGTTAGAAGCGAACCCCACTCCTCCGACACGACGCCACCGATATTCGTGATCGACATCAACAACGCATATAACGACCCTTCGACTCCTGGAGGACACAATCGAGCTCCCAACACTACCATAGGCATCGTAATGAACTGACCCACTAACGTAATCGTCACCCGTTCGACGAACGCGAACACGTAATCCGGGATGCCCAGCTGACGGTTGGTGTGCAGGACCAACAACAACATCGTATTTTCAAGAACAAAAGACAACAACAAAGCGGTCCCGAATATCTTCGGGAATGTAACGTTGCGCAGCCAGCGCTTGTATATTACGATGCCGACTATGGACACAACGTGCCCCATCACATCCAGCATACCGAATTCGGCCGGCGTGAATCCAAGTTCGCGCTCATAAAAAAATGTCAGAGCTCCGCCATAACCAGGCGTGACGCAGATTACAAACAAAAATAATGCCGGTTTGAATATACCTGGCTGTCGAATTGCCTTGACAAGCGTCGCCCCGGTTTTGCGCCAGTCCGACGGCTCGACCGTTGTATCCTCCTCAATGAAACACGCGAGCACGGCCACCAGCACTGGTATCATAGAGTTCAGTAGAAACACCTGTGCGTACCCCAATTGTTCGTACGCGATTGAACCAGTACCCGACGCCAACAAGCCGCCGACAAAACGCAACCCCCATGACCAAGATTGAATGGAACCGCGGTTTTCTTCACTCTCGTTCTTTGCAGCCATCACCAGCAACGAATCCGCCATCACGTCGGCGAAACACATGCCTGCGGACGACATCGTCATCACAAGGGTAATAAGGAACTCGTCATGCGGACAGAAAGGCAGAACCATCCACATGAAGCTGGCCAAGTAAGAGGCAAAAATCATATAGGTTTTACGACGATACCCCAGTAATGGACGCGAGTCCGAAACAAAGCCGAACAATGGTTTCAAACACCACGGGATACTCACGACACCAAAAATAGCGCTCATCTGCGCGGGGGTCACCTTCACAGTGTCCATCATCCAGTAGCGCATCGCAACGGACGGAAAGGCAAAATTAAAGCCCAACAACAAATAAAACAACAACAGAGGCACCATCCTAAATAAAACTATTACGGTCAAGGTACTCGATAAGAAATACTTATTTTTGAACTCTAACTTCGGATTTAGTCCACCCGCGCGTTTTAGTACGTACGTGTTCGAAATATACAGTCCCAGACTTTTCACACTCCACTTTGACGATTTCATCGGACAGTCCGTCGACCTTCTTTGCAGTATGTTGACGATAAGGCATTTCTACAATTCTCAGCGCTTTTATACCGGACAAACTCAAACAAGTATGTTCACTGGGGAAGCTTGCCTGGCCCTGCCGTCCGTGCTATCTCGTCGTCGTGTTTCCGCAAAAATTCGAAGATAATGGCAATGTTCGTAAACTCCTCGACAGACTCGCGACCAACCCACTGTGTATACACAGCGTGCCCCTCCGGCACATGAGACTCCATTATACGGACAATGGTAGTGTAACAGGCACGAATCATCCGCACATCTGTCAGCGTCTTTGTCTGGAGGCCTGCGGCGACCTGATAGGCCAACAAATTCGCGTGGTACGGCTTCAACGATTTCCATATCAGTTTGCCGTCGTTCGACTTCCGAAAGACTAAGAAATTTATCAGATTTGTAAATGTCCTCGCGTCCTTGTACATCTCCCGGTTCTCCAGCGCAGTCACCACCTTATCCGGTGTTGTGTCTGTACAAAAATCAAGTTTCCGGGCGTCTCCAGAGGCTGTCCGCGGGACATGGGCACGCTTTGGCGCACGAGCGGGTGCCGGTGGGGCCTCGAGCTCGTCTGCCAACTGAGCCCAGTCGTCGTCAGTACCCCAACCGTCATCCGATTCATTTCCTGATGTTGACATGAATATACTGGACACACCAACCCCTAAATACAGACCTTTCATTCGTCCCGGGACATACCTACTTTTCTTGCTACCAACAGGTACGACTACTACTCCAGTCGCCGATTGGCGACCCGGTCACGCTCACACTGCCCTCCGCGCCCCTGTGCTTGATTTTGCGCGTCTGAGACGTCCCTGCCTGCGGATTCGCGACGTACGACCAGCTAACCAATGTCCTCCATGGAACCTTGGCGTCTCGGTCAAATACCTGGACTTCGACAAATTGCTCGTGATTATTCCACGACTTCCAGGTCACGCTGTACTGGTTCTGTTCGTTATCGGTACACGACGCGAACGTATACGTCCAGAACGGCCCCGTGGTCTCATCGCGCGTGACGAGGTTGTGGGTCTCGCCCTGTAACTCGAAGACGCAGCGGTTGTTCTTCAGGTCGAAGTGGACGTGCATGGGTTTAATTTAATTTAAATTAAACTCGGCACACCCGCGGAAAAAAAAAATCGAGGCCGGCTCTGTTTTAATTTAATTTAAATTAAACTCGGCACACCCGCGGAAAAAAATATAGAGGCCGGCTCTGTTTTAATTTAATTTAAATTAAAATCGTCACACCCGCGGAAAAAAATATAGAGGCCGGCTCTGTTTTAATTTAATTTAAATTAAAATGGTCACACCCGCGGAAAAAAATATAGAGGCCGGCGGGTCACACAACTTTTATTTAATGTGAGGCGACTCGCTGAATCAGTTCACCAACACGATTTTAATTTAAATTAAATTAAAAACA